GCCCTACTCGCTACACGAATTCAATTCGATCTCGCGGCGTCTGTTCTATCTCCAGCTTCAGATGAGAGGCTTCCCGATTGACCCGTGGACGTTAGCGGAACTATTTGATATCCGCAATTTCGGAGAACTGCCCACCATCCCCGATGCCGAGACCGGCGGGGTTCGTAAGGCGCAAACCATTCTGGAACGCTGGCTCGCCTGGACCCAGATGCAGGCCAAGATTCAGCAGGCCATCGCGGGCGGAATGCCGCAGCAGGGTCGCGGCGGCGGCGGACGCCAGGGCCGTCCCGCAACCGCGCAGAATCCGCCGACCATGGAAACCAAGGGCGGGGTGCGCCCCATCGTTCGCGAAAGCAAACACTAGGAGATGCTATGCCATCCGATACTGTGATGCATGAGTTCAAGCACGGACGCCTTCACAGCGGGTCCAAACGCGGCCCCAAAGTCCGTTCGCGCAAACAGGCCATCGCCATCATGCTCTCCGAACGCCGCAAAGAGGGCGGATCGCGTCGTGGCAAAGCCCGCTCTTGAAGGCCTGCTGCGATCACTGGCGGGAATGCCCGGTGGCCGCACTGAAACGCACGAAAGTGTACGTTTCGAAGTTCAGGCCGTGGAAGCAGCCATGGAATCGATCCGCCGCTTGCAGGGTACGGGAGCGCTGACGATTCACTTCAACAACGGCAGGCCAAACGGTCTCGCCAAATGGGAAACCAAGTCCAGGGACTCTTGACAATCTTCGTCCCGGTTCGTATATTCCTGGTGTAGGCAAACGGTTAACCCGCTTCTTTTAAGCTTCAAGGCCCGTTCCGCAAGGGACGGGCCTTTCGCTTTTTAGGGCGGGTCTCCGAGTAACGATAGCCAGCTACTCCAGAGGCTGGTGGTCGGCAGGAAAGGAGAAGGTGAGATGTTTGGAACTTTCGAGGTTGCCAATCGTCGCGGCAGACACCGTGGTGGCCGCCGCCGACGGTAGTTTCGGCCCGTTTCGGGGTCCGCCACCGGGGCGGACCCTAAACCGTAACCAGAAGTCCCGTAACTAAACGGTTCGAAGCTGATGTCGCCTTCAGGACTCCGGTCACCCGACGATCCGACCGTCACCGCAGGTGGCGCTCCCCCCGGTCCCGCAACTTTAGCGGGAACGGCTCCGGGCGGCCCGGAAGCTTCTCCGGTTCCAGGTCAACCCTCCGGACCGGGCGCAGGCATGAGCGGCCAGTTAGGCCAAGCCGTGCAACAAGTCATGCAGACCGAATTGATGCTGACCGATCTGGCCAGACAGTTCCCGGCGGCATCCCCGGCATTCCGGGGTGCGGTCGATGGCCTGCGTCAGGCGGGCACGGCGTTGAGAGCCGCGTTACGGCAGATCATGACGAATCCAGGAGCGCCCGAGCCTCCGGCCCCGCAAATCGGCGGATAAGGCGGGAATAAGTAAGGGCGGTCTAGTTATGCCGGTAGATAAAGAGTTACTAAAAGCCACCATCAAAGAGTCAATGGCGGGAGACGAAGAACTCCAGTTATTGCTCGAACAGAAGCTGTCGCAGAACGACAACATCGCCAATGCCTTTCTGAGCGGGTTCATGCGCAACCGGGACTACACCCAGAAGACGCAGGGCCTGGCGGACGACCGGCGCACTTATGAGCAGCAGATCGATCAGTACAAGCAGATGCTCGAAGCCGCCGAAGGCGAAAAGGCCAGGGTTCTCAAGGATCTGGCCTCGCATAAGGTCAACGTGGCCACGGCCAACGCACGCCTCAAGCACATCAAGGACACCTACCAGTTATCCGACGACGATATTCCCAACATGCCGGACCTGATCCAGACCACCCACACCCGCAAACCGGTGGATTCCTCCGACATGGATATCGACGCCAAGCTGGCGGCCTTCAAAGCGGACATAGGCAAATATCTGACCGAGAAGCTGGTCCCCGAACTGGGAGGGATGGCTCAGTTGGATATTGTCTGGAGCGACATCCGCGACGAACACCGCGAGCTTACCGGCAAGCGCCTGAGCGCCAAGGAAGCCCAGGAGCTATTGACCGAAGCCGACAAGCGATCCCGCGCGGGACGGCCCATCAGCCTGAAGGGCCTGTGGGAGGAGAAGTACGATGCGCCCGCGCTGCGCCAGAAACACCACGACACCGGACTCGAAAAAGAGTTGCGGGCCAAGTGGGACGCGGAGCAGCAGGCCAAGCTGAGCGAGGCCGCCATGGCGGGCGTACGGCCCGTCGGACCCGATCAGCAGGGTCTGCGCACCAGCCAGATTTTCAGCCATAAGTTCAACGTGCATGAGGAAGCCCCCGGTGGAGCCCCCAAGGAAAAACCGGCGACTGCGCCCAGCTTCAACGACCGTCAGTCGTTGACCGGCGCGGAGCGGGCTTCCAAGCGCTATCTCGAACGCCGCGCCAACGGAATTCCCATGGGTGCGGCAGACGAGCGTAAGCCGACCAAGGTGGCCTGATGTGGCCAGACGGACGGCGCAGCAGGAAATGGACAGTATCCGGCGATCTTTTGCGGGCCGCCGCTACCGTGAGCCGTTCGAGAGCGTGAAGGAGCGGGAGGAAGAGGAGAGATCGGAAACCTCGTCCCCGCCCGTAAGAAAGAAAAGACGCCGACGCAAGAGAACGTAATAGGAGGACACCGTGGCGGATCCGCTTCTGGATGAGATAAACACGACTACTTTACCCGAAATAAACGATGCGGCGATTGAAGACAATTTCTTCCTTGCCTCGGTCCTCCAGGCGCACTTACGCGCCAAGTGCCTCGTCCCCTTCACGGGCGGGGCCTTCACGAGAAACGTCTTCCTCTACAACCCGCTCAATGGGGGTGCATATGCCAAAGGCATTGGCGGCTTCAATCTTACGAAGCCTCAAACCCTGGGCAGCACCGTCTTCGATCCGAGATACTATGTCGTGATGATCATCGAGTATCTGGAAGATATCTCGGTGCTCAACACCGGCGACTTAGCCGTGTTCAGCCTGCTGGAGACGGACATGGCCAATGCCTATCAGACGATCTCGGCCATCATGGCGCTGGATATCCAGCAGAACGGCCAGTTCGGCAAGCGGGCCATCAACATCAACGGATGGGTCGAGGCCATCAACGACGGCTTTGTACCAAGCTGGGACGGCAACGTCTATACCACTTACGGGACGGCACTCAGAAATGGCAATGTTCGCAAGGCTCTTAATGGCAATGTCTACTGGGCCGGTAAAGCCGACGGGACGGCGGGGACGATTACCTACCCCGTGTTTAACGCTTCGTATAACCTGGCCAAGCGCGGCACCGACGAGCCTGACTTATTCGTCGCCAATAAGCCGTTTGTTAGCTTTGTGGAGAATCGTATTCAGCCGCAGCAAAGGTTCGGCCAGGATACGGCGAGCGTTAAGGACCCGTATTTCGGGGCCGTGGGATTCCGGTTCAAAAACAGCGTAGTCATGATGGACGACTACTTTCCCAGTGCGCTGGGCTTCCCGTTCTCCGATCCCAGTAACGGGGGACTGGGGAACAATCTCACCGGCACCATTCCCTATACGGCTCCGGCAATCGTTCCGAATAACTTCCCGGCGGCGACCGTAACCAGTTTGCAGGTAGGCGAAGTAGGCGTCTTCTTCAATACCAGCCGCTGGAAATTCCGCGTCAGTAACGATGCCGAATTCGGATTTAACCCGACGGATTTCATCCGGGCACCGGACAATACCAGAGTTGCCAGTCAGTTGAAAGCGGCGGTCAACTTGGAGTGCGTTGCGCCCTGGAGTAACACCCAGATCTACGGAGTCAATTCTTAGGAGGACTTATGCCTGTCGGCGGAATGGCATTTTACGGGCAGAATCAGCACCCGCGCATCACGACTAATTTTCTCAATCAGCTTCATCGCCACGGCGATCCCGCTCCCGGCGTTCCGGTATCCACGGCGCAGGTATCCGGCAGCATCGTCCAGCCCTATGGCGGATTCGAGGGCGGCAAGCTCACCATCACTAATCCCTGGGCGGACAGTTTCGCCGATCCGGCGGTAGGCCCGCTGTTCGGCGGGATCTATATGTATGTGCAACTGAACCCGCTGGAGACTGCCCCCCTGGCCCGAGGCCAGATCGTATTCTGGCTGGACGAGTTGAACTACGTGATTACGGCGGTCGGGCTGGGGACCGGCGGCGTACCCAACAAGATTGCGGGTGTGGCCTTGAATCAGACCTCCCCCGGCTTCTGGGATTTTATTCAGATCGCCGGCATCGCCAGCGTCCTGTTCACCACTGCCGGTGCCATCGGAAACCCGGCGACCGTGACCCCAACCGCCACTCCACCGGCTACGGTTGCGCCGGGAACCACGGTCGATCAGAACTTTATCGGGATTGCGGTATTGACCCCGCCTGCCGCCAGCGCGGTCAGCCCGGTGCAACTGAATTTGCAGGTAGGCCTCAATTTCTAAGGAGCGAATATGGCACGACGAAGAGCACGCGTAGCAATGGCACGGGGTATCCGCAAGGGCATGGCCCGTGGCTTCCGCATCGGCAGGGCACGGAACCGCAGAGGAGAGAGGGCTTAAATGGCACGTAGACGGCGTTCCGCGAGAAAGCGGGGCAATCCTTACTAGTATGGCTACCAGCGCAACCAACCTGCTCAAGCGGTTCAGCTTCCCCAAGGTTCCGGGGGATCAGCCGTGGAGCATCATCGATGTCGCCGGTCCCTTGAGCTATGTGCAACTGGTGCCGGGAGCGGTTGGTCCTCCCTCCACGCCTCCCAGCGGCGCACAGCGGGTCACCGCTCAGGACTTCGGGCTTCAGGCGCTCGATTTCGTGGTTGCGATGGCCAATCCCCTGGGTCTGTATTTTGGACTAATTGTCCCTCTGGGCGGCACGCTGACGGTTCCGAGGTTGTTTCTGGGCGATGACATGGAAGCGGTGTTGCTCGTGTGGATGCTCATTGCCGGGGGACAGGCGGCGGCGGGAACCAATCTTTCCACGACGCGGCTGCGCCTTCTGGGGATCGGCAGGTAACTGATGGCGAGACGTAGAGGTAAAGCGACCGTCCGCATGACCTCGCAGCTTCCGACCACGGCCCACCAGTTCGTGCAGCAGGCGAACCGCGCCCGTGGGCTGCGGCGGCGAACCAAGAGGGCCTGATGGCATTCGCGGACCTGACCGCAGAACTGGTCGGCACGGTCCCGCGCATTTCCGCACTGCATGCCCAGCAGGTGATCAACCGCGCCTGGGACCGCGTGCGGGATTCGCGGCTGTGGTCGTTTCATTTCGTCAGCGACGCGCAACTGTTCGTACCCTTCGGGATCACGGCGGGCAGCGTGACCGCTACCTTCGATTCGAAAACGGTAGTGGCGGACGCGGCGGCGGCGGCGGCGCTAAATGCGGTGGCGATTGCCAATCCTCCACTGGCCAGCCCCGTGCTGGGGGTCGGTCGGCAACTGCGTGTCGGTTCCACCAACGGCATTTCCACTCCGACCGGCCCCAATTACAACATCGTGGCCTGGGATGGCATCAACACTCTGACTATCGACCGCCCCTACGGCGAATTTACCGTGACCAGAGCGCCCTATCAGGTGCTCAAGTGCTACTATGCCCCGCCCGCGCCGCCGCCGTTCATCGATCTGGAGCCGGATCTGCGCTTCGTGCGCTATCAGGTGATCAGCAACCGCAACGCGGGCTATTCCATCTTCGGCCCCAATCTCTACTGGTCGCAGGCGCAGTTGAATGCCATCGATCCGCAGCGCGGGGGCCAGGGCGATGCCTACATCATGGCTAACTACGGTCACAACAGCCTGGGCCAGCCGGTGATGGAACTGTATCCCAATCCGGTGAACTTCACCACTTACTACGCCACTTACTGGACCCGATGGCAGGACCTGTCGCCGAGTGTGAACCTGCCGCAGATGGCCTATGAACTGGCCGATGCGGTGATGTTCCAGAGCAAGTGTCTGGCTTCGGACTGGGCACTGGCCAATGTAAATACTTTTCCCGAAATCGGCCAGACCAACTGGGTGGCTTACCGGCAGACGCAGATGGCCGAGTACCGCCTGTCGATGATCAACTGCTTCAAGCAGGACGATGAACTCATGCCGCTGATACCGACCAGACAAGGACAAGGCTTTATGTTCCCGCTCGGCGGCCAGTTCTTACAGAGCCATGACATTACGAGCATTTTACCCAGAGGTTACTAAATGGACCCGGTATTGAATGCAGTACTTCGATTTCATCAGCACCAGACCACGACTCCGTTTCTTCCCGGCCCGCCGGTAGAAGCTGCGACCCAGCAGGCCCCTCCGGCGCAGAAGCCGCCGGAGCGGAAGCCGGAGCCAAAACCGGAACCAGAGGATGACCCCCAGCCCGATGAGGGCGAATCAGAAGAGGAAGAGGAGGATAAGTAAAAATGGCGAAAAGCATTAATTCCGCAGACGGTGCCGAGACTTCCGGTCATGTGGGACCGCTCCGCACCCCCATGTGTTACAACCTCGTCAAAGACGAAAGTAAGTTAAACCTGAATCCTTCGACCGCACGCAACACCACACGTCCCGGCATCGCCCGCGAGAGCGCCCCGATCCGGTCGCCCATGAACGGCGGGAGCGTAGTCAAGTACTAACATGCTGAACGACCAATACGGCAGACAGGTGAGCGTTGGCGACACGGTCACCATTCAGGGAAGTCTGGTGGATCTGCTGGACGATCCCAATTACATCAACTGCACGGTTCTGCTCGACCGGTCCATGCCGCCGAGCGGGATCGAGACGCGCGTCGATCTCAACACCCAGCAGGTGGTGAAGAACGGGCCGGGGATACCGCTGGTTCCCCCGATTCCATTGCTCAGCAGCCGTCTGGCAGCGGAACGGGCCATACGCAAGCATGCCATCGACGAGGTCATAACCAAACTGGCGCAGATCAAGCTTATCGTACGGCAGTTATCCGGCCAGCAGTCAGGGCAGGATTGGACTAACTTTTCTAACTTGTAGGAGTAATTTTGTGATGCCAACGACGCAACAGAGCGGCCAGAGCCAAAGCGGGCAGGGTGGCCAGCAGCAACCGACGGGACAAGCCGGTCAGCAGCAGTCCCAACAGTCCCGTCCCGGTCAGGGGGGCGAACAGGAAAAGATTCAGAAGATCGATAAAGATCTCGAAGAAATCAAACAGCTAGTTCAGCAGATGGCCCAGCAGCAGCAACAGCAACAACAGGGCGGCGGTCAGGGTGGAGGGCAGGCCCATCCCGGCGGCGGCAGCGGCAGCCAGTTTCCCGGCAGCCAGGGCGGCGGTCAGGGTGGAGGTCAACAGGGTCAACAACAACAAGGAGGAGGACAGATGGGCGGACAAGGCGGTTGGGGACAAGGCCAAGGCCAGCAGCAGGGTCAGGGCGGGCAACAGGGCGGACAGGGCGGCTGGGGTCAGCAGGGCGGCGGCGGCGGACAACAGCAGCATGGCGGGGGCGGCGGTCAGGGCCAAGGCGGCTGGCAGGGCGGTGGTCAACAGGGCGGTGGACAGCAACAACAGGGCGGTGGACAGGGACAACAGGGCGGCTGGGGCCAGGGTGGCGGTCAGCAGAGCGGCAGCGGAGGTCAGGGCCAGTATGGCGGCGGCGGCCAGGGCCAGGAGATGCAGTTGCTCTATCAGATCGACCAGAAACTCACCCAGGTTCTGCAAGCCGTACAGGGCGGCGGTCAGCATCAGCAGCAGGGTGGTGGCCAGCAGCAGGGCCGATGGTAATTAGTTGGCACAACCGGGATACACTTTCTTGAGCCTCGGAGCCGCGCGGACCGAAGTGGCCGCGCGGCTTCTCGATCCTTCCTACGTCTACTGGACAATCCCCGAATTAACCCAACTCATCATCGAAGCCATCCGCACATGGCAGGCCCTCACCAGCTACTTCAAGCAGCGCATCACCTTCGATGTCGAAGCCGGGGGTGGGATCGACGGCAGCGCCTTCTGGGACCTGAATTTTGTGGTGCCCGAACTGGGCCAGTTCGTGACCGACCGGGAACTCATCGAACGCGTACTGGCAACCCTGCTGGAGCCGCCGCTGACGGCGACCTGGAACGGCACCGGGCATTTCCAGTTCGAGCAGATCGTGGAGTCGCTCCAGAACCGCATCAACCGCTGGCTGACCGATACCGGGGCCAACGTACACCGTCACATTCAGAACGTGGAGACGGGACCGACAGCGGCGCGGCTGTTTCTGCCCGAGGGCGTGCTCGATGTGCGCCGCGCGGCCTGGAAGGACAGCCAGAACCTGAACTACACCACGCTCTGGCGCGACGACGAGTATGCCATGCAGGCGTTTCGCTTCCCTGGATCGCTCGCGCCCGCGCAGCAGCCGCTGGTTTGGGGCAAGTTCACCCTGCCGCCGGTCGGGATCGAGGTCTATCCGCCGCCGGCAAATCCGGGTCAGGTGGAAACCTTGGTAGTCGAGAGCGGGCCGCTGGTCGGAGCTAGTCCGCAGCAAGTATTCCATAGCCCGACCGTGCTACTGATCCCCGAAGATCATGTATGGGGCGTCATCTTCGGGGCTTTGAGCGATTTGTTCAACGCCGATGGCCCGATGCGCGACCCGGAACGGGCGATTTACTCGGAAAGCCGGTACGAGGAATCGGTGGAACTCTACAAGCTGAATCCCACCTTGCTGATGACCAGGATCGACGGAGTGCCGGTCTGGACGGGAAGCGTGTTCGAGATGGATTCGTTCATGGCCTCATGGCAGGCGCAGCCCGGACAGCCGCAGTTTGTGGGCATGGCGGGCCGGAATCTGGTGGCCTTCGCACCCATACCGAACCAGTTATACGGGATCACCATGGATCTGGTATCGAATATCCCGCTGCCGGTGCGGGACACGGATCTGATCCAGGTGGATCGCGGCGCACTAGCGCCGCTGCTGGATTATGTGCAGCACCTGGCCTGTCTCAAAATGGCGGGCTACGAGTTCAAGGCCACGGATAAGCTGCGCGGCAATTTTCTGCGTGCCGCCGCGTTAGAAAACTCGCGCCTCACGCGCGGTAACTTCTATCGCACCGCCATGCAGTTACCGGCTTTGCGCCAGCAGCAGGAGGTTCCGCGCGGGCCGGAGAATTTAGCCAGGGAAAATAAGGCAACAACCTAAATGGAGCGCTGTCAGGGATTCGCGGAGCAGGGAAACACGCTGGTGCTGTGGCACGGGCTGCACTCGCAGAACGTCGTCCAGGGAAGCTTCCCGTTCGCTACGGTGACGGTCTATAACTCCGGCACCATCCAACTGGCGACCATCTACCACGACAATCACGTTCCGCCCACTCCGCTGTCGAACCCGTTCACCGCCGATATGTTCGGCTATTGGTGGTTCTACGCTCGCGATGGCCGTTATGACGTGACCATGCAGGGCGGCACCGAGAACCTGCTGGCCTGGACGAAAGCGGATATCCTGCTCTTCGATCCCTTCGCCTTCAGCGCCGACCTGAACGCCAACGGGCACTGCATTCTCAACCTGGGATGCCTCACCTTCGAAAATCCCAACTGCCCCGCACCGCTTACGATCAACATGAATGCTAGCTGTCAGCTAGAAATTCAGGGGCCGGTGAAAATCGACGGGGAGTTGGATGTGACCGGCTGTGTCAACGCGTCCTGTCTGAACATCTCCGGTGCCGCCAACATTCAGGGAATGCTATTAGCGGGAGAAGTTACCACCCGCTGCGTACACTACTCGAACAATGGTCCGTCGCTCTCCCTTTGCGCCGATTCCAGCGGAAAGCTGCACATCCTCAACAGCAGCGGCGCGGATATCGGGTCAATGGATCAGACCGGGCGATTACAAGTTGAGACGTTGGGAGTCAATGGAAATATCGATACCATCGGCAACGTAATCGCGAATAGTTTCTACGGGACCGGTTCGGTAAACATGCAGGGATGCGTGAATGCGGCCTGTCTCAACATCTCCGGCAACGCCAATATTAAAGGTTCTGTCGAAACGCCCTGCGTGCAATGGGCGGACGAACTGGGCGACCCGGCAATGTGGATGTGCATCGATGCGGCTGGAGTGCTGCATATCCGTAATACCACCGGAACCGATCTGGGCTGGATTACTCAGGCGGGGCAATTGGAGTGGCGCGGCAATGCCAACATCGAGGGCACACTTACTTCCACCTTCTATCAGACAGTAGCCGGAACTACTCTGCTGCCCGGCCAGAACGCGATCTTCAATGCCTTTGCTCCCGACGGTTTCTGGTATCAGTACACCTACAATAACGGCATCCTGACAGCAGTCGCGAATACTCCGACCCGCCCGCCGGTCATCAGTGACCAGCAGGTTCAGGTATGGCCCGGATTCCATCAATATCGGTTCTTCGACACGGTTTATCAGAACACCACCGGCAGACCGATGTTTGTGAATATAGCCGTGAATCTGGCACCGGGTGATGATTGTACCTGCTTTGCTGATTCCGCTAATCCGCCGGGTGCTCCGGTTGCGACCATTGCCAGTGTGTCCGACGCCTTCACCTTGATCATGATGATGTCATTCTGGGTTCTCCCCGGTTGGTATTACTCGTGTAATGTGCAAACCGTCGGGGCTTTCCCGCCCGTGATCAATACCTGGGTGGAGTGGACTTAGATGCCGGATTACCAGCGCAAGACCATTCCGTTTCTGCATCGCGGCATGAATTGGAATAACCCGGTCGATAAGTTGCAGGACGGGCAGGTTCCGTGGGCGAAAAATATCCGGGTGAAGGAGCAGGGTACGGTGACCAGCGCCGACGGCCACACCGTCGCCAGCGGCCTGGACGGCCAGCCGTTTCCCAACACCGGCTACGTTTATCAGCATTCCATCTCCCGGCTGAATATCAACAACCCGGCTTACGATACGAACCTCAAAGAGACCTGGGTGATGGGCGCGGACACCGAACTGCACATTTTCCAGAACGCACAGACGCTCATCCCTCAGTTCGGCTTCAATCCGGTGTGGACTCCGACCGGGCAGTTCCAGGTATTCAGCGGCAACCCCCTATCCATCGTGGATATGCAGCCGGTGGGCGGCGGCGCATCGTGGAAATACATCGGGGACTCCAAGCAGATGGTGACGGCGGGTTACTACCCTACCGACACGCAGGGCGGCACCATGGGACGCGCTCTGTCGATGGGTCTGCGTCCTCCGGTGCAGAACAATGTGGTGCAGGTGAACAACGACGGCGGTGCGCCCGGTCTGCAGGGCAATCTCAACGGCGATTACCAGTGGGTCTATGCGTACCGGCGAACCGGAACCGGTGCCAAAAGCAATCCTTCGGCTCCGACCCGGTTCAACATCCTGCATCCGGCAACTACCGTAACCAACGGCAGCGTGACCCTGACTCTGCCCAATGCCCCGCCCGATCCGCAGCCGCCTTTCCAGCCGGATAGCCACGTAGTGATCGACATCTATCGCTTCGGCGGCAACGTGGCCCGCTGGGCGCTGGTCGGAAGCGCTCCCGGCGGAAGCCAGTTCACGGACAACGCCTCGGACCTGTCGTTACTAGCCGCCCCTAGTCCGCCCCAGGCGACCGATCCCGTCACCGGGCTGACCCGGTTCAATCTTTTCCAACCCTTCGTGACTCAGGATGTGGCTCATGCGGGAGTCGTCGAGGCGTTTCCGCAGCCCAACGGAGCCTGGATTATTACTCCGCAGCCGCCGGTCCAGCCGGGGCAACCTACGCCTTTCAATCTCAACTGGCTCCCCGGCTCCACCATCATCGTCAATGGCATCCGCTTCAGCATTTTTCAGGTGATCTCGCCCACTGTGATCGAACTCAGCGAAGATCCCCAGCAACAGTTGCAACCGGGCGGCTTCGGCTTATACACATGGTCGATCCCGGCAGGCACGCTCATGTCTGGCCAGCCATTGCCGCATCTATGGGGACCGTACGGATTGGGAGTGAGTGCCAGTTACTTGTTTGCGTGCGGGGATGCGAACGCGCCGGGAACATTGTACTGGACGAACGGCAACGACCCGGACAGCACGGATGTAGTCAATAACATCGTAGTAACCAATGCCAGCGAGAAACTCCAGGCGGGCTGCGTCTACGACGGCCAGCCCTTCGTGTGGTCTACCGAGCGGCAATTCCAGATCTTTCCCAGTCTCACGGTATTCGGGCAATTTACTACGCAGGAAGTGGCCGGTGCCAAGGGCCTCTGGCTGGAGTTCTCGCTTTCGGTGCAGTCCAACGGCATCACCGATCAGAGCGTGACCTGGAGAGGGAAAGACGGCTTGTACGACTGGAGCGCCAGCGGGTTGCGCCGCCTCACCGACGATCTGTATCCGTTTTTCCCGCACGACGGCGAGTTCGGGATCGCGCCCGAAACCATCATGCCGTTCATCAACGCCCGCAGCGAACAGCCCGAGAATGTGGGCAACCTGGACGACTCGCAGCCCAAATATCACCGCACCTGCTGGTTCATGGGGATGCTCTTCTACGACTTCGTGGCTAGGACCGACGCGGGCAATACGTTCTCGACGCTAGTCTGGGACGATATCCAAGTCAAAGGCTGGGTGAGCCTGGATCAACCATTCCAGGACACCGTGCATCCGGTGGCTCGCGGCATCGACATCAGCAATAACGTGATCCGCAAAGTGCCGGACCCGCAATTGCCCGACATACTAGATGGACTGGCAAAACTCAAGGTCACGCAGGGCGGCTGGATCTACGACTACTTCGGTTTCACCAGGGGCTTCGAAAGCCGCATCATCACCCGCGCGGAGGACATGGGCGATCCCCGCGCCAACAAGCTGTTCGGGGACTACTGGCTCGACTGCACTCCGCTGGTGCAGCTTGTGATCGCGCCGAAAGTCAACTTCCACGCATCTACACTGACCCATGATTTCGTGGGGCCGCTCAACACCCGCAACGACTTCATCCTCGATTTCGACGAGACCGTGACCACCAACGGCCTGGGCGTTATGCAGCAGACGCTGGGCCTCGACATTCACTGGAATCCGCCCGACGGGCAGTTCGCCCCGGTCCTCAACCAGTGGAGTCCCAGTTTCGTCATGAAGCCGGAGTTTATTGCCTTCCGCTTCACCGACAAGACCGACGAGGGGCTGCTCCAGGCGAAATATCTGATGGGCATGAACATGGAAGCCAACACCGACAATACCGCGTTCCAACTCAACATCCTGGTGGATGGCAATCTGGTGGCGCAGCCCATCGTGCAGCACAACGGCCAAAGCGAAAAGCCCTACGGGTGGGAACCGATAGCCGGTTACGAGTTTCAGGTGCAGATGAATTTCCCGCAGAATGTGCAGTGGCAGTTGTACAAGATCAAGTGGATCTTCGAACCCTGGCCGGATACGGTGGCGCGGAAATATCCCTTCAACAGCCTGGGCGACACCGGGTCAAAGTTCATTCAGGGTGTTGTGCTGCCCATGGAAACCGGAGGTCAGCAGACCACGGTCGGGCTGTGGGGCGACGACGACAACATTACCAGAAGCTGGACGAAATCCACCTTGCCGCTCAAGAAAACCGGGGTGGTGCTGAACATCGAGCAGCCGTTTGTCGCGCACTTCATCCAGTTTTCCACCATCACCCCAGGCCGCATCTGGCCGGAGGAAGCCAAGGTAGTCTGGGAGCCGATCCCCGAACTGGCCAATACATGGCAGACCCAGGAGACCGATCACGACATGGGCGGCTGGCACAGCCTGCGCGACTGCTTCATCGCCTACATGGGCGGCGAGGGCATCCCGACTTTCTATGTCACCAACGAATACGGCACCGACGCCTACCCGCTGGATTTCGTGACCAGTGGCCAGTTCGTTCGCGCCTATCGCGTGCTCAGGCCGTCCAAGGCCAAGTGGCACAGCTACCGTTTCGAGGCCCCTGGGGTGGGGATGCGCCTGTTTTTCAAGGACACGGTAGTGAGGGTCAAGGAGTGGGGTTCCGTCGGGCCATACCAGAATATCAGCCCGTTTGGCGATCTCTCTCGTACCAGCGGAGCTAGGATCTAGTCATGGCAACTACTCCTACTACCGGTACCTGGTTTCCCAACTTCAACGGCCTGAACGTGCCCCGTCAGGTCTCCCATGGAATCTCGCAAGCCTATTCGCTGGTATACAGTCTGCGCGATACTGTATCCCAACTCTCGAACAAGGTTGCCAAACTAGCCAGTAACGGTACCCATCTGGAACGTCTCCAGACGGACACCGCCAACGGCTTTCCCGAAGGCTCGCTTTACTTCGAAATTGACCGCACGGGAATCATTTATCAGGCCCGCATGTCGGACATGAGCAGCAACCTGCAATGGTTTTACGCGAGCGGGATCATGACGGCCCTGGCTGCGAACCGGCCCACGGATCTGGGGCATCTGGACACCGGCTTTTTATTTCTGGCGACCGACAGCGGTGCGTTTTCTCTATGGAACGGAACCGCATGGGTAGGAGTATGATGCCCGTAAAGGACTGGTTATGCTGATGGATCTAGTTGTGGGAACGCTGGGCGTGATGGGCACCGTAAGCGGCATTGCGGCGCTGGTGCTGTATCGCAAAAACGGCAATGGCCATATGCCGGAGCCGGAGAAAAAATTGGAAATTGCAGTTTTGCCCGCCAAGACCGACAGCCTGGACATGGAGCGCCTGTTCACACAATACCTGGAAAGGCAGGAGAAGGGACGGCGCGACGACCAGGAGCGCATTATGAAAATGTTTCGCGATTTGCTGCCCCCTCCCGCTCCTGCACCTCCCGCACCCGTGGTCAAATTGCCTGCCGTGGAGCAACTGGTGGACCGGGTGGAAGCCCTGCTTCAGATGGGTCCGCCGGTAGTGGAAATACCGCCGGTCACCATGTCTCCCATCACCATGCCGGAGATCGAGCGCAAACTAGGCCAGCTAGTCCAGCAGTTGTCGCGGATCGTTACCCCTTCACCCAAGGCCAAAGGTCCCGACGGCGACGATCCGAACTTCAAACCGCTGGGACCGGTGGGGCGATTCTCCGCGCCCATCCAGTTGGACATTTTCAATACCGTCACGATTCTGGAAAACACGGTATACGAACTAGTCCCGCCTGAGAACGACATCTACCATGCGTACATCATGAATCTCGGTCCCGGCAATCTCTACATGCGGGCCAACGTGGAGCCCACGGTCAACGATCCGTTCGCGACTACGCTCCCACCGGGCACCGGGGACAACGAGATTCACACCCCGGAGCATTTTTATGTGATTGCGGATTGGGGCGGTGCTACTTTCAGCCTCAGGTTAGGACACGCATAATGGGATTTTTCGGCGGCGGCAGCGGCGGCACATCGGGCGGCGGACTAGATCCCTCGCTATTCCTGCCGAGGTCCGGCGGCACCATGCTGGGGCCGCTGATCCTTTATACCGACAGTCCGGCGACGGACCGCGAAGCTACCTCCAGGCTCTATGTCGAGCAGCAGGTTGCCAACCGCCTGCCGCTGACCGGCGGGACTCTGACCGGCGCTCTCTCGGTCCAGGGAGTCAATGGAGACATCGAGATCGGCAACCGCTTGATTAGAGCCAGCTATATTCATCCAACTATCCCTTATGCCAATTACCTGCACTCGGTGGAGTTAGTGGCAGGCCCGGTTACCGGGATGACGGATCAGTGTTCCGAGGTCGTGTTTCGCTCGGAACGGCCCTGGTCCGGTTCCGGCCCCGCGCCGCGCCGCTGGTCGCTGCGCAAGGATGTCGGCAATAACCTGATATTGCTGCGCTATGACGATGCCGGAAATCCGTCCCCTATGCTGCAATTCTGGCGGTACCGCGAGGACCACGAAATCCAGAGCCTGGGCGATTTGCACCTATGGCAGAAAACCTTCATCGCCCATGGCGATAATCTCGATGGATTACGGGTTCAGGCGGTTTGGGGCGGCAACTACTGGGCGTTGAACAATGAGAACCAGCATCTGAACATCGACGGCTTCTTTACTCCAGCCACGTCCCGCTACCGGATGATGACGCTCGATTTCCGCCAGCATACGGTGGACATCAATGCCGATGTGGGGATTCATTCGAAGCTCACGGTAGATGGAGATATTGACATCTCCGGACAGTTTCTGCATAACGGGACGCCGATAACGGGTGGCGGCGGCGGCGGCGGATATAACGCGGATCAAAGCCCGTGGCTATCGGATATCTGGGGAAACGATCATAGTCTGGACGGGGTTCGGGACATCACGGCTCATGGATTGATTTCGGTAACCGGCGGGCCTGGGGATTCGAAAACCGCAGTGGTTGCCGAGTATCTGAACGAAGGTATCTTTTTGATACCTAGTTTTGTAATTACAGCCGGAACTTATTTTGGGCATCCCATGTACTCGGATAACTGGGTAGCGGCTTTCGATGGAATGTTCCTTGCGTCCGAGGGAATGAGATTCTATTCGGGAGCGTCTCAAGGAGAGGAGCTAAGGCTGGAGCTTTATCCTGACAATGATGTCGTGCATACTCATGGTTCGTCAGCGGTTGACGGATACATTTATGTGGGGGAGATCGATTTTGAAAATATGATTCTTCCCCAAACCATGATGATGATCACTCCAGCCGGTTTTACGACCTATTACTCCAATGGTGGAACCATGATGGAAACCATCTGGTTCATCGACATGCACCAGGATTTTCGGATCGCCTGTCTGCCTCAAACCGGAGGTAGCGGATACCGGACTGCCTTCCAGGTGGATCGTGCGACCGGCGACGTGTCGATCGATGGCAGCGTACATATCACCGGACACCTGTTCGTGAACGGAACGCAAGTAGCATAAGGAGAGTTATGAGTCCGCAAAGTCCGCAAGATCTTGACAAGGAACTGAACGCTCTCAGGAGTGTGCTGTTATCTTTGGAGTACCTGGACCCGGCAGCCAAGCGGCGGATTCTGAAGTCCGCCGAGGCTTTGTTGGGTGGCAGCGGGCTGCCGTTTCCGGCCCCTCCTCCCAATCGAGGTTAAACCATGAGTCCGCGTATGCCATCGCTGCCAGCGGCTTACGTTGGCGGCACTGTCACTCTGCCCGCTGGAACCGTAGCCAACCTGCTGACCCTGATCCAGGACCAGCTTGCGGCCAACTGCCCCGGCACCGCCGTGGAGCTTCAGATCTCGGCGGGCGCGGGCAATTCCGGCAGCATTGCGGTAGGCGCGGCCAGTCAGATATCGGGGCCGCTCACCCAAACCAATTTTGCGTACAAGCTGACTCCGTCCAGCCCGCCGCGCATCTATCGCAGCACCTATCCCGGCAACAGCGTGCCGCTGGGCGACATCCAGGTGTTCGCGACCAGCACGAATACGCTCAATATCGAGGTTTGGACCTAGGGAGGTTTTATGGCGATTACAGGAAGTCTCAGCGATGGCGGAACCGCAGTAGAAGCCAATCTGCGCGAGAAGTTCGACTATGCGGGAGCGGTCAGCGACCTGAAACGCGCCGCTCAGGCGGGCGGGCCGCGACAGTATGCCCGCTGGTGGGGCAGACCGCGCGGAGCGGATCGGTTTCCGCCGCGCAACCGCGCCCGCAACAAGAGGTGAGCCATGCCGGCGACGACCATCTTCGGCCCCGGCAATACCAGCGGCATCGACAATGCCTTTTCCAATATCTTCGGCATGCTGGGTCCGGCTGCGCCTACCGGGGGCGGTTCGGGCCAGAGCGGGATACAGTTTCAGAATCCCTTCAGCGGCAACGACCTGACTCAGGAAGACCGGTCGTTACGAAACCTGATTGCCTCTACCGGGGCGGGGCTGGGACAGATCGGGCAGAACCTGCTTCCGGTCAGCCTGGGAGTCACGCAGGGCGGCTTGGATCTGTCCCAGGCGGGCTTCGGCACCACGCTTCAGGGCTTGGCGACCATGCAGCCCTCCACGGATTTTCTGAGCGGGATTCTAGCCAACGATCCGTCGGTTCTCGCTTCCATTCTCGGCGGTCCCACGACCACGCTTTCCAATCAGGCGGCTGCGCAGAAAAACATGCTGGATGAGGGAATCCAGGGTGGATTTACGGCTTTGTCCCGCGCCAACCTTCCCACCGAACAACAGGCGCTGGTGGAACAGGCCATCGGCAATCTGAAAATGCCAGCCGCGCAACTACTGGGACAGCAGGGCCTGGGAATCGCGGGTGTGGGTGCCAGTCAGGCCGGGATCGGACAGGGCATCGCGGGCACCGGCCTGGGAATCGGCGGCATGGGCACGAACCTGATCGGCCAGGGATTGAGCGGCCTCACGGCGGCGGACCAGTCCGCGCTTCAGAAAATGCAACTCAACCTTCAGGAGCCTTCGCCCTTCCAGGACATTATGAAAGCCCTGTCGGTGGCCGGTCCTTTGCTGACCGGGATCGGCGGATTGGTGTCTGGCGGCGGCGCAGGTGCCGGTTCCAGTTCCGCAAATCTGGCTTCGCTGTACCCCGCCGGATTCCCGTCGGGTGGTGGCAACCTGAATTTGAGTTCGCTCTACGGATTAGGGACCTAAGATGGGTATCATCAGCAGTCTGGTCGGCGGCAGCAACCGGCAAAAGCTTCAGCAGACGATCCAGGACATGCAGCAGCAAACCCTGGACACCGGCATGAACGAGTATGTGCTCACTTCGGATGCGCCCGATCAGTTCAAAGGACTGGCGCTCGAAAATCTGATGAGTACGGCGCGGGAGCACGCGCCCAAGGAAATCCAGGACCGTCTGCCGCAGATCGAACAGGCGCTTACCCTCCAGCAAAAACTAGTGCCCCTGATGCGGCGCAGGCAGCAGGGAGCGCTCCTGGCTCTACTGGCCGGTCAAGGGCAGCAGCAGAATCAGCCGTCACCGGCTGCTCCGTCGGATGCCGGCGGTCCCGACATGAGCACGCTGGCCAATCTGCCGGAATCACGCCCTCCCGCACCGCTTCCGGGCCTGCCGCCGTCAGTGCCGTCCCCCATGGGTCCGTTGACGACCTTTGCCGGTCTGGTGCCGCCGGAAGCGCCCCTGACCCGGCGGCAGAAAATCGGCAACGCTCTGATGGCTCTGGGCGGGGGCATGACCGGCCAGTACAATCCGCTCTACCTGGGACAGATCCAGCGGCGGCAGCAGGAGCAAATGATGAATGACCGGCTGCGCCAGATCCAGCGGGGCATGCAATCGGGTGCGCTGACCCAGGAGCAGGGCCAGGAAGCGATTCGCTTTACTCTGACCGGCGAGAGCTTGCAGCAGGACCCGCTGGTGCGGCTGCGGGCCGAACAGGCATTCGCTCAGGAGGAGCGGAACCGTCAGCGGGCGGTATTCGAAAGGATCAAGGATCAATACAGCCCCGAAGAACAGAAGGAAATGCTGTCCAGGATCGAGTTGGGTTTCCCGATGACCCCCGCCAAGGACGAGCCGGTTGCCGGAACCGTACCCGGCACGGACCCGAAGTTGATTACCTATTTCGAAAGGGAAGGCCGGGGACAGCCCAATCCCAATATGCGCTACCACACCAGGATCGACCGGGTCACTAAAGAATATACGTTTGCCAGCGAAGCCGGGCTGGGCGCTACTGCACGGCCCCAGTTGCTTTCGCCAACCGATCCTGAAGTGGTGGAATTTGCCGCTCAGACTAAGTTCAAACTCGATCCCAATGCAACCGGTTATGAAGCAACGCGGGGTCCGCAGGGAAATATCATCCGCTTGAATCTTCCCGGTACCAGACCGCTGAACCAGCAGGAAAGCCGCGATCTGAGGTCTTACGTATTCGTTGCCAGAACGCAACATCCAGACTGGAGCAGGGAAGCAATCAACGCGGAAGCAGGCAGGATGTGGATGCAGGAAAAAGGCTACCGGCTGGCACCGGTAATTCTTCGTACTTATGTGGATGCGGCCTTATCCGGCAGGGACGTTCCAACCGATATCTTCGCACCCGGCGCCGCTATCGAACCCGGCGCGGCCCAACCCACGCAGCCTTCGGTGGGAGCAGAGCCGGTGGGTGGACAGGCTCCTGCGGGCAGCACCAAAGCCACGGAGACCATGCCAGGGGGACAGAAGCGGGATGTATGGTTCGGACCGAACGGGCAGAAGTATCTGATCGGACCCCCGGAGACCGAAACGACCGTGAAGCCGGGCGCTCCCGGTGCGACCGTATTTCGCGGGCCGCAGCTTGCGCCGCTGTCGCCGCAGGACACTGCTGTCGCGAACCAGATCGCGGCTCAGACTCCTCCGACCGTACCGGGACCGGCGGCTGCGCAACCTCAGGCTCCGGCTGCTCCGGCTGCTCCGACTCCCACAACTACTCCGCAACGCCCTGGCGCTCAGAACCAGCAGACGATCCTCAACGCCTATCAGGCGACTCTCAGCATCGCACCCGGTACCGGGGCCAGGGGAACTCAGTACGAACGCGATGCCATCCGGGGCGGCAGGCTGCTGGTGCAGAAGCGGCTCGCGCAACTCGGATTCAGTCCCGCCAACATACTCCAGTACGAGACCACATATCGCGGCAACCTCAAGGCCCTGGACTTCCAGGTGCAGTCAGCCGCCGCTCTCGATACCTTGAACCAGACCATCGATCAGTTCGGCAACCGGATGATTCAGAATGGACGCAAGCTGCGGGATGCCAACAGCAAGTTTCTCAATACGCCTTTGCGCAACCTCTCGATAGAATTTGTCACCGATCCGGTGCTGCACCAGTATCTTGTGGATGTGAACGAATTAAAACGCGAATATGCGCAATTAACAGCGGGCGGCGCGATGTCGAAGGCCATGATCCCGGTTACCATCAACGATGAAATGGAGAAAATTGTGAACGGGAACATGGCTCTGAAGGACGCGATTGCCACGGTCGAAGAGATCCGCCGCTCTGCCGGTGCCGCCATCGTCGCCCGCCGGATTGCGCAGAACAATCTGATCCGCTCCAATGCGCTCAGCCCGCTGGGCCGCGCCATGGGCGAGACTCCACCCCCGCCGCTGCCGGACGACATGACCGGGGCGGGAGTTGGCGGCGGCATGACGAGCGACGAGTTACTCAGGAAATCCGGCATGAAGAAGGAGTAAGTCCCGATGGCCCAGCAGGACCAGGAGCCGCCTCGCTTTTCCGCGACCATTTCCGATGACATACTCCCGCCGAAGAGCGAACCGCCGCAGACTTATCAGACCATCGAGGGGCCGGACCTGAAAACGGTCTTTGCCAACCCCGATTTTCGCAGGGCGAATTACTTCGACAAAGAGCGATATCTGGCTACGATCAACAAAGATTTTCGGGACATGGACAAAGAGGAAAGGTTCAAATTCGTGCGCGACGCGATGGTGGCGACCCCCATGCGTCCGGCTCCTCGCAATGCATTCGAGAGATTCGGAGAGGCCGTCAATCCGGCGGGTCAGGCTATCGAAGATGTATTCGCCGGAATCGGAGCCAAGGCCCTGGAACCCGGTTTCCGCTTGGCGGATTATGTACGCACGAAAGTTACCGGCAAGCCTTCTGCGCTGCAAAACCCGGATATCCGCAAATACATCACTCCCCCGTCCAGCATTCCCGGTAAGATCGGCGCACTTTCCGAGCCGCTCATGGAACTTTATGCGATGCCGACGATTTCCGCCGCCAAGCTTCCAAAAATGCTTAAAACCGGCGAGGAGGTGTTTCGCGAAACCCTTCCGTCGATGGCCATGCGCAGCGCTTTCGAAGGTGCCAAGATGGGCTCGCAGGCGTACCTGCATGGCGACGACCCGACCATCGCGACGGCTTTGGGCAGTGCCGCGCCGCTGGTCGGAAATATGATTCAGCGGGCCGCGCCCAGCGTGGGCAGCGCCGCCCGCTGGCTCTATGAGAAGGCGCTCGATCCCACCAAGGAAATCACTAAGGGAGAGACTCAGAAGGTAGTTCCCGAGTTACTTACCCGCCGGTTCTGGGCGGCGACCTTTCCCCGGTTGCAGGAACAGTCGCACGAATCCCTGGATAAAGCGGAACAGGATCTGGAGAAAGCCTACGATCTGGCGTTCAAGGAAGCCGAGGACACTTACCTTCCGAGCGGCAGATACCGGACGGTGCGCACGCCGGGGCGCGGCCCCGGACGCGGTCCCGCAGGACCGACGATTGAAATCATCAACGACGAGACTGAAAGCCTGCCCGCCATCCGTCAGGCCGGTGTCGGTCCTTTTACCGGAAACGTGGGACCGGCCACGGGAAATGTAGGTGCCGAGAGGCCCGGAGATTTCGGGACCGCACCCGGCACTACCGAGCGCATCTATTCCACCGTCCGCGCCGGGATCGATCTGAGGCCGGTATTGCGGGCGCTGCGCGGCATGATGGATGAATACACGGTCGGGGACATTCAGCCGACCAAACAGGCGGATATCACCTACCGGCAGATTAAAGATCAGTACGACCGCATCCGGTCTCTCGGACGCTTCATTTCGCTCCAGGACGCCCGCAAGCTGCGCCAGATCCTGGATCATCCCATCGGAGAAAAAGGCATGTTCGTGCTCGACCCCAGGTGGGCTTCGCTCGACCGGGTGCAACTGAAAGCCGCCAATACGTTGCGGGCGAAGATCAACGAGGATTTTCCGCTGGTGGGCGCGGCCAATAAAGAATATTCGCTGTGGCGCAATACGACACATGTGCTGGACGCAACCGCCCGCAAACGAACCGGCCAGCGCGGCGAGTTGATTTGGCATGGATTGGCGACGGGAGTAGGGTTTGCTGAGGCATTGGGCCGAGGGGTGCGAGACCCGTGGGAGGTAGTACGCGACATGATGCTGGTCAATGCGGGAATGGCCGTCGGCAAATCCGTCGGTGTCCAGACCTTAAGCGGAGTGCAGTTGAGGCGGCTGGAACAGTTGATGGAGAATCGCGACGTCGAAGGTTTCATCCAGATGGCGGGTGTGCTGCTCAGACCCAAGGCCGAAGAAAAAGGGCCGTCCCAGAAAGAGACGGCCCGCTAGGCTCAACTCAGGTGCAGCACAGCATCCTATTTGAGCCCTAAGTAGGTGAAGTACACAACGAATGGAAACAGCGCCATAGCACTGATCCAATACACCCACAGTGCGATTGCCCAGAACCAAAGACTGGTCTTATGCTCTGTGCGGGCGATTTTCCATATCCTGATGGGATTCGGCTCTTCTGTGACTCCGAGTTTAACAAGCTCGTATTTTGCGGCGTACCAACAGACCATAGTCGCCAGTGCCGCGATAACACCAGCGGTCATCAGATATTCGACTTTCATATGCCATCTCCTTATGGACAGTAAATGACCTTGGTTACGTGCAGGATCATGAGCGGCAGAGCGTGACTTACGCCAATCACGCCGCACGGAATGCAGCCGAATGCCGTAGCGACTCCCAGACCCAGCGTAACGGTGGTGAGGATGCTGATGGCCTTGTTGGCTCCGTTGCAGTCGTAGTTCAACGGAGCAGGCCCACCGTCCTTTCGCGCTCCCATCATGCGGATGCGGGTTGCTTTCCAACGCAATGCTCTGGCACGTCTGGCTTGCGCCAGGGAGCCGGTCACGTCTGGGGGATAGAGCAATGGAAGGGTGCCATTGGCGAAGTAGTTCAGTCCATTGCCGAAGCCTCCGAAGTCCTGATTGGCAGCGGTGGCATCCGGAAATGATTGCGAGGCCAGCATACCCGCGATATCTCCGGTGTCCCAATAGACTCCCTGGCTGTACAGGGAATCATGGAGAGACTGCACGTAGTCACCGGATGGTACGGCTCCGGTCAGGCTGTTGGGGTCACCTCCACTAAGCATCTGGTCGGTGCGGTCTGCCAACCCGGATTGGATCACGTCATTGGTCCAGAGTTGTGACCAATCGATTGCGCTAGTGACTAACGATGGATCGACAGCACTTCCTGGGGGGCTGGTGCGGCAGAAGTTGACGAGCGCCGCCAGGGAGGCCTGCTGACCGGTTTGGACCTGCGGATCGAGAGAAATGTCATCAAATGTCACGGGTTGTTGTTGAGCGTGTATGTTGTGGAGTTCGAGGCCAGCGTAAGCGCCAGCGGCGAGACTTCCGTACAGGAGTTGTCTTCGATTCATTTTAGGTATCCTCTCTACTAACTGGCTTTGGGCATGGTTCGCAGTTTGTTGATGTGCAGCATCAGCCGTACGCGTTCACTGAGTTCGCCCTCCTTTAAGCGATAGTTGGGACCGCCGCGACTGTAGGAGTCGTAGGCTTCCTGCCCGTCCTTGGTCACGGCGATTTTACTGCCCTGGCGCTCGACCCAGCCGCGCTGGATCAGGGAGCCTAGAGTAGTCAGGTTGTAGATGCCCAGATGCTCCACGGTAATTTCATGGGCGATCAGATACTTGAGAGTCCCGAATTGCAAGCTACTCATTTGTTTGCCTCATGTTGCGCGATCAAACTTGAGACCAGGGCTACCACATCGTTCATAAACTTCTGCTGGCCTTGTAGTTCTTTTAGAAGATCGGAAGCTAGTAAGCCGTTGCCCAGCAGTTTCACGCTGGCAACGCGCCGCGCTGTGTAATGCCGGTGGACGCCCTCGCCGATTTTTTTGCGGACGGCGAGCGGATGCCGCGACTTGATCATGGCCTTGATCGTCTTTTTGTAGGTTTCCGGGTGCGCGGCCCACTGGTGCTTGCGCAGTTCCCCGATGGTGTCGAACTGCGGGCGGTCCTGGCAGCGGCGGCAGGTAACGGATTTCGGCACTGTGTTAGGCATTAGGGTTTGTCCTCCAGGCGGGTGATGCGTTTATCCAGTTCAGCGGATGATTTGTAGAACTCGGTCAGGTCGTGCTGAAACGTATCCATGCGCTGCTCCAGGCGCAGCATCCGCGCATCCAGGGACGCGAATCCCCGGTAGTTGAGCACTAGTGCCGTCACCGCCACAATCACGCTGGAAGCAGCCGCGATCAGTGCGGTGACTACGGGTTCGTTCATTGAACCTCCAAGTCATGCCCGGTGACTTTGAGAGCTTTGCGGACAAGTTCCAGCACCTCATCGCTTTCTGCGGTGCGGTAAGCTTGGAGCCATTCCGGGCAGCGGTAGGCGCTTTCCACAATTTCGAGGGCGCGGTGCAGAATCGCTTCCTGGGTTTCGAACAGGTTGGCGCAGATTCTCAGCATGTTTGCGGTTGTGCTCATTCGTCTCTCCATTCGGTTGATTGATTCGATTGGTCGTGTTTGCGCCACCATTCCCGCCATTCGGGGGCTTCCCAGAGGCGCGACTCGGACCATTCCGGTTCCGGCTTCCGCGCGTCTGGCGGCGATTTCGGCGGGCGGTAGAAAGGGTAATCGCGGAAGTTGTAGATCATGCCCAGGAGAATACCGATCAGAAATGCGATCATTCGTCTCTCCACTTCAGCCCCAGGTGGTCGTTGGGGGCATTTTCCAGATCCTGCCGGGTTCCGAGGTAGCGCTCGGTGGTCTGGACGCTGGCGTGGCCCAGCAGAAGCTGGATCTGTTCCAGTTCGCCGCCGTGTCGGCGGCAGAGCTTGGCGCAGGTGCGGCGCAGGTCGTGGGTGGCGAGTTCCACCCCGATCTCCGCGCCATAGCGGTGCGCCAGTTTCCAGAGCGCCGGTTCGCTCAGGCTGGTGCCGGTGATCCGGCCATGCCGGTTCATGGCCCGCAGCACCGGCCCGTAGTTCAGTTGTGCGGCTGCGCCCCAGCAGTCGATGGCGGCTTTCACCCAGCCGGGGACCGGAACCGTGCGGATGCGCCCGCCCTTGCCCTTGAGGTCCACGATCACCCAGCGGCCATCGCGCTGCTGGATGTGCTGGAATTCGAGTTGTGCGGCTTCCCGGCGGCGCAGGGCGCAGCCCACCAGCAGGGCAAGCGCGGCGCGGTCCCGCTTGCCTTTGAGGGTGCCGGGTTCGGGAGCTTCGAGCAGCTTCTGGGCCTGACCCTGGCTGAGCCAGTTTCCAGCCCTTGTGCCGCTTTCCCTGGCTCCGGGGACCTGCGCGATGGCGGAAGCCGTCTCGGCGCTTAGCAGGCCGTTTAAAGCCGCCTCGCGGGCCAGTTTACGGATGGCGGCGAGGCGCACGTTGATGGTGGAAGCCGCAAGTCCGCGTTCCATGAGGCTGGAGCGCCAGTCCTGCACGGTGGCGCGGGTGAAGCCCAGGCGGTGATGGCGTTTCCAGGCGTGGAATTCGGCCAGCCCCTGGGCGTAGCTGCGCCGGGTATGCGGGCTGCTCACGGAATTGAGCAGCAGTTCCAGCATGGTTTCGAGCGGATTGGCATACGGGATGAGTTGTGCGGTCATGTCTCTCTTTTCTTAGGTGGCAGCCGGTGGGCTGCATTTGTGGCCGCGCTTGTAGGCCAGATTGACCGAATATTTTCCGCAGGGGCAGCGTTCCTGGACCTTGCGGCCAGGGCGCGGGTGGCTGGCCATCCAGGACATGAATTCGCTTTTGTCTTTCTTGCTTCTGCCCTTCCAGCGGGTGGCCACGGCCTGGGTGGCGCGTTCGCTGCGTTCCTCCGGGGTGGACTGCGCGAGATACCGGTTGACCAGCATCTTCGCAGCCTGATTGACTTCCTGGTCCTGGCGCACCCATTTGCCGTAGTCTTTGCGTACCGCGCCGCATTTACAGATTTCGGTGACCAGTGCGCCCTCATGGGTGTGGCGTTCTTTCGGTTTCATAAATCTCCTTCCGCTCCGATGAGCATGGGTTCGATCCAGATGGTTTTGCGCTCGCGGCGTCCGGCCCCGTGCGCCTGATTGCGGAAGTGGCCGCGCCGCCAGTGCAGCCGGGGACTGGCGTGACTGCCGGTTTCGCGCGTGGTGGCGCTGACGAATCTGCCGCCGACGATGCGCGGCACTTCCTTTTTGAGGCGGTAGCGCGGCCCCACGATGTTGGGTGACCAGAACTCGCGGGCCTGTCCGGCCTTGCCGACGCGCCGCAGCAGTTTGCCGTGCTCGACCAGTTCGGGCCGCGCGTGCATGGCGAGGAAGGTCCCGAAGGTGATGGTGCCCATCTTTTCCAGGAACTCCTGGTCCTTTTCGCTGAGGTCCGAGTCGAAGAATCCTACCGCCCGCAGCGGGTACGTTTCCCCCGGCTGGCGGTAGAACAGGTTGTTGAGCCGGATGGTGGGGCGGTTGCTGGAGTTGATGCAGGAGTCGTACCAGATGCAGTTTTCCGGGCACAGCGCCAGGATGGCCATCGACAGGCTGTTGATGCTGATGACGGGAATGCCTGGGTCGGGGGGCGGATAGTCGCCCGGTTGGAGGCGCATCCACACGATCATGGAGACGTCGCCGTCCTCCGGGTGCCGGAACGCGCCGCGCGGCAGGATGAAGATGCCCTGCTCGTAGGGCAGGTGCATTTCAGTCCAGTCGATATCGTCGTGGAAATCGGTGCGCTGCACGGCTTCCACGAGGTCGGGGGCCAGGAACAATAGCGGCATGCGGCGGCGCGACATCTGTTCCAGCGCCGGCATGAGGATTTTATGCGAGGTGGGAGCGTGGCGATAGCCTATGTTCAGGCTTTCGGCCACGCTGTTGGCGAGAAAAGCCGCGCACTGCCGGGGCGAGTGGTAGCGGCCCGTATTCTCGTAGATGCGCGGGTAGAACTTGGCCAGCAGGTCGGGGCGCAGGGTTTCCATGGCCTTTTCGAGCGACCCCTGATATTCCTTCAGTACTTCTTTCATGGAAAACGGAAGAGTTGCGCTGTTCATGAGTTGTGCTCCAGGACGGCCACGCGCTTGTCGAGGTCGTCCACTTTTTCGGTGAGCTTGTCGATGCGTCCGCCGAGGTAGATGAATAGTGCCGCGTTCATCAGAATCCCCACCAGCGGAATGGCGGCTAACACGTAGAACTGCTCGTTGGTCATGTCTCCTCCCGATCCTCCAGCTTGAGTTGGCGCGAGGTTGTGCAGCATTGGTGGCACAGGCCGATTTCGGGGACCAGGGGCCGCTCCAGGCATTCGGGGCAGAACTCCGGGTAGCCGGGTTTGATTCCGCTCAGGACGCGGGCGTCACTGATCATGCGCTGGAGCGTGTCCCAGGCGTCCTCCAGGCTCATGCCCCCCTGGATCTCGGTGGGCTTGGTCAGGCGTGCAATCAGGGTGACGAATTCCGCGTACCGGCTGAGTTGCTTGACGTTCATCGGATCTTCTCCTCCACCATGCGCTCGAAGTTCTTGCGGGCGCTGATCAGGTCGTTGTAATAGTGCTGGTTGACGGCCACTCCCTGCCGGAAAAACACCACCTGAAAACGGCTGCGCCCCTGGGGGGTGCGCCACACTTCGTAGCGTTCGCCAGGGGCGGTTTCGGCATAGGTCAGCCGCTCGGGGATGAGGGGTACGTAGTTCATGACGGCTCCATTTCCAGAAGATCGTCTACCGTGATTTCTTCCAGATCCCGGTTTTCATCCACCTCCACGCTGTCGAGCAGCGATTCCAGATCGCCCAGGGCCATCCAGAAGTCGGTCTGGGTCTGCCGCGCGTTTTCGAGCGCGGCTTCCAAGGTTTCGCGTTCGTCGTTGGTGAGGGTGCGGCTCATGGTCGTTTCCTTTTCTCCACTTGTTGTTTGCGCCAGCGGATCTTCATGGCCATTTCGTAGATCGTCAGGTAGTCCAGGCTGAGCGTGTCGCGGCGTCCTTTCTCGCGCAGTTCCAGGTGGCGGGGCTGGATGGTGACGACCAGGGGACGCCGCCGGTACAGCGCCCCCGTCTCGCGAATTACCGGCTTACCGACCAGCGTCATCCTCCTCCTCCGTATAATTCACTTGGTTGTTGATGCACCAGTCGGTAGCCATGTTGTTGCCGTAGGCTTCGGCCTGGGCGCGGGTGTTAAACGGCCCCGCATCGGTTTCCAGGTCGTCACAGAAGTGCGCGGTATTGCAGTCCACGACCACGGTGACGTACCACTTTTTCTTGTGCTCCTGGGCCAGGAAATAGCAGCCATCTTCGCCGTCGCCTACGTACGTAGCTTCATCCAGGTCCCAATCCACAATCGGTTTGAATCTGGTCATGTCAGTCCTCCTCTTCGTCGCCGGATTCGGCGCGGGTCGCGATCAGCACGTTGCCCACGATGCCGTCGTCCCAGGCGATCCCGGTCTGCTCATGGGCAATCCGGTTGGCCATCGGGTTATAGGGAAGCTGGTTGAGCTTCCCTTCTTCGTTGAGCCACATGATGGAGCCGTCTTTGAGGGTGAGGGGTTCGATATACCCCCCCACGAAATTCTGGAGTTCCTCCAGGGTGAAGCGGGTGCCGTTTTGGGGCGTGACGGTCTCGGTTTGCGAATCGGTTTTAATCCACAGGGCCATTTTTATTCCTCCTCCAGGTCGCGCTCCATGCGGGCAGCGGTGCAGTCGATATCCTGGACCATCTGGTGAAGCACGTCGCGGAACTGCTCGACGGCGGTGGTGGTGACCATGCACTGGGCGGCGATGTTCAGCGGGGCCAGGAAGCGCTGCACGGTGCGCAGCGCCACCGGCTCCAGGTCGGGCGGCAGGGATTCCCCGAAGAGGTTCCTGGCCCGCGCTTCCAGCCGCGCCTGTTCGAGCATGTTACGAAACAGGTTCTGGTAATCGGGGGTGACCTTGATCTCGGTCATCAGTTCACTCCTTCCGCGAAATCCTGCCAGCAGGTGCCGCAGATGCCGCTCAACAGCATCTCGCGCTCGGCTCTGGGGACGTCGGGCATGGCGTCCTGGATCTTAGTGCCGCCCATCCAGCGCATCAGTTGCTCCCTGGTGCAGTGGACGGTGATGATAGTGCCGCAGATTTCACAGGGTTTCTTCAGCATCTTTGTGCCGTTCTCCTTTCTTAACTGCGTGCGTTGCTGGCTATATAGTAACATCGATTGTAGCTAGATGTCAAATGGTTGTGCGGCCTTTGTGCGGGCCTTAGTGCCGCCTTTGTGCGGTCTCGATTACCGCTCCCGCGTTGCGTTCGATACTGCGACCGATGAAGTCTGCTATGCCGCCGGTGTCCTCGAACAGGCCGCTCGCGATCAGGCCGTGCGGGCCGTAGATCTGGATTTCGGTGACGCCGTCCGATTCGATGACCTCCACGGTGTAGGTAAGAAGGGTTGTTTTCATTTTGATTTTCCCTCGCTGTTTTTTAGCTTACCACGCTACAGGCAGGGCTACCCTGCGTAGCACGATCATGATGGTTCGTGCTACGCGCGTGCGCGTCAAGCTAATTTAAGTCTATAAGGTATTATTATCTTATAGACTACGCTAGGGACGCCCACCATTCGTGGTTGGGCGTCGGCGTTTCCTCAGTGTCGTTGAATCAGGATGAACAACGGTCCTACCCATACCATGGTCTGGCGTACAGGCACATGGCAAATTCGCCACCATGGTGCACCCGGTACATCGTTAAGGTAGATTCGAATCGTTGGCATAATCATCATGGGTTGTATCTCCTATCCGGGGTCCTGGGACGCGTCCCAGGACCCCAGGTTGAGGGTTTACATCGACTCCACTGCACCGTAGCAGTCGCCGCACAGGTAACCGCAATAAATCTCGGCGTAATACATGCGGCGGACATCTCGTCCGCACCCGTCGCATTGCTGGATATCGTTGAAATCGACGCGGTAGTCGCCCGGTGTGAGCGTCTCGGACCAGTGGGGGTTGTTGTAGTGGTTGTAGGTCATGGGTTGCTCACCCGTGTCCCATTTGGTGATAGCGGTACAAGCTGTCGCGGGTTGCTTGCGGTAATACGTCGTGTACTTGCTTCGCCCGTAGCGTTGCACCCAAGGGTCATAGGAGCCGGAGTAATAGCTTCGCGTATGCGAATAAAGGTTCGAGTACCAGACGCCGTCTATCCAATCGCCGTAGCGTTCGTTGGCGATTAAGATCGTGCCATCTTTTTTCATGTAGGCGATTTTATTTCCTGCGCCCACAAATTTTTCCGTCATATCGAGTAACTGCCGGTCTGTGGGTTGTTGCTTGAGGTATGGGGTAACCAGCAACCGCGCGAAATGCCATGTGTCGCTCATGGCTGGATTCGGCGTGGGGACTCTCAGAATCCCGTTGTGGGCAACGTAGCCCCACTTGCCGAGTCGGAACGGATGACAGTTATCGATGTTGGTCTTACCATGCGTCGTGAAGCGGTAATGGAGCACGAACGGCGTACCAGCGGAGAGACGGTCTAACTGAATAGCCGCGTCGCGCGTTTCCAGCCCTTTGGTTACCTTGAGTCGGTCACGGTGATACCAGACGATACCCCAGCCATGCGGGTTATCGTGGCTAGCTTCCAGGAGCACATCTGCGTCAGGTCTGATTCCGTTGGGTGATGCGATGAGTAAGCACATTAGCGGTTACCTCCTTGGAGGTTAGGTTTACTGGCACGTGGGAGATAGGTCTTGCTTACCAGAAACGCGTCCAGATCTGTCCAGGTGTGCGAGTTACGGACATGGGCCAAGAAGTTATCGACAGTGAGTGATTGGTACGAAACGCGTGCAGTCCAATCACAGAGTGCGTCGCAGAATTCCAGGTTGGCGAAAAACCGGTGAGGATCCAGCGTACCTTTAAAGATCCGCATTTCGGCGGTGTCACGGTTGGTCAGATTCAACGCCTGATAGCGGTCTTGGCTACCTTCATAGCGGCTCATCTTGGACAGGTGGGGTTGCAGCTTCGCCCATCTATCGCTTCGCCGTCCTGCAATCTCCACCACAAACGATTCGTTAGCGGGAGTGTTCAGAAACGATTGCATCATGGCGATGCGGTACGGCGTAAGCTTGCGTCGTTCCATGTGCACGTGCATGCCGTTGCCGTCGGCGTTAAATCCATCGCGCGACGCCCAAGTGAAGAAGTCCTGCCACAGAGCACGGTGTAAAGCAACGGTGTGCGGGTGAGTTACGATTTCGAACCCGTAAGCAATTGTTCCATCGCTTTTCAGATAAGCATGATCGGTACCGAAGGAGTCAAGGACACGCCGTGCGTCGCGCGGCTTATTTTGGACGTCGGTTTCGAGTTCAATCCCGTAGCGGCGGAACTTGGCGTCGCCGAAAAAACGGGGACGCGGTTTATCGTCGTATTCCAGGATGCGTGACGTGCTGCGGTTATCTTCGCAGTCGTGATCCTGCCAGCACGATTCACAATAGGACTCATCGTGATAGCTGCAGTAGTGGGATTCGCTTGCGCGTATGACGTCATTGCATACATAACAATGACGCCAATTGCTTTCGCACTCATAGCAGATTCCATCGCTCCAATGCTGGAAGTTCCGGACTTGGCGTACCCTGCAATCGCGGCAGCGGAAGCTGTGAGTGGAGCAACACGCGTTGCACCATAGATAGGATGCGCGTAACTGTTCGCGTGTAAATCCGTTGTGGTAGGGGTTCGAGCGCGGATAAATTTGGGTTAGGGTTTCGGTTGCGGTACCGCAGCGTCGGCAGACGTTGCTTACCGGTTGAGTGGTTGTGTTTTCGTTGATAGGCATACTGTAGCTTATGACGATGCTAGTTACCCAAAGGTTGCAATCTAGCCAATATCGTAACCAGTAAAATGTGAGACTACCCACAAACCGGTAATCCGGTGCGGTTTCACGCGGGTTGACGGGGTATCGGTTATTCCGGTATATACAGGTCTGAAATGTATTCTTGCCAGTAACGTTTCTAGCCTCGTGGCTGGTTCGCGCGACGCTCCGCCGCTACGCTACCTCGGGAGCAAACCGTGAGAATGGCCATACGCATGATAACGTTAACAGTTTCGCCATCTGTTCATGCTATCTTACTGATAATACAGTAGATATAAATCTGCTCTAAACCTATCCGATACGCCTGTCTGAAATACAGGCTAAATATAACCGTATCAGTGAGATGCAAAGATCTTCACAGGTCTTGCACAGGATACCCACAGGCGATACGCATTTCCCGTGCCATGTTAACTTGGTACGATACATGCTAGATGGCGGCGTGCGTAGCACGATGCGCAACATTCGTGATACGATGCGGCTGAGCACGGGAACGGGGCGGCGAGCATTCTGCTAGAAAAACAGCATGATGTGAACAGTGGCAACATAGCGCGGATAGGGCGGGAGAAAATTGCGCGATTCGCCCCGTAAATAGCGCGTTAGCGCGTTAGCGCGGTTGCTTGCAACCGCAGCGTTAGGGGTCGCAAGCGACCCCTTTCCCAGGTTACGATAACAGGCATTATCGTAACCTAGACTCCGGTTACATTAAGACCTTATACTCCTGAACCCCTGCCCTACCCTGGACCTCAGGGATTCCCCTGGTGCTGTGCCCGGATGCGCCGCCTTTGTCCGGGGCCAGGGGGCCGGAATTTGGGGCTTAGCTTCACATCCGTACAGAATTTTTCGGGTTTTGTGTTTTTTCGTTGGTGGCGTTAAATTTTCCGCTTTCACGCGCACCTGTTTTTCTTAGATAATTGCAGCCGACATCGCGGCGGAAGGAAGAGCGAAGCAGATGTGAAACACTAGCTTCGTTCGGCCCTGAGCCGCACTCCAGCCAGTATCGAGTGAGCCGAATTTCCGGTGGGTGCCGATGTGAGCGAGCGAGCCGTATAAAGAGAGAGTTCCGTGCAGTGGGAGCGGGCCGTGATGACCGAGAGTTCCGTTTCCTGTGAGCGGGCCGTAATCCTAGAGAGTTCCGTTACACGAGAGTGAGCCGGTAACCCAGAGTGTGCTACCCTCAGTGTGGGTTGTGTCTCTCGTAGGCCGCGTTCCCGTTAGGGCATACCGGGGGCGCGGCAACCCACCTCATGGGGATTTTCCTGGGTTGTCCTGAGTAGCCCTGATACCATATGCTGGCTTCATGAAGAAGCTGGAGTCGTATCTGCTGACCAAGCAGCAGGCGGCGAAATACCTGAATATCTCGGTTCCCTCCCTGGAACGCCTGCGCGGCAACGGACTCATCTCTATTAAAGTAGGCTCCCTGGTCCGGTTCCGCCCCGAAGACCTGTCCGCATACCTCGACCGGCAGGCCCGGAGAGGAAAATCGTGAAAGGTCTGGAACGCCGCCGGAAAGTCCTGAGCGCCCAGGCCACCCCGCCCGCCCGCGTCTACCGCTGGGGCACCCGCGACCTCCTCGACCACCAGACCTCGAAGGCCGACGAGAACGAGACGGAACTGCTGGAGTCGCTGAAAACCGCCGACGCCGACGAACCCGGTGATCGCCCGGTCGATGGCGAAATCCCCCTGCCCACTCGGAATCAGGCCAGGGATCTGCTCCGGCTCCACCGCTACGCCTGCCTGTTGAGCCTGGAATGCACCTGCCAGGATCGCCAGCGCGAGCTAGCCGTGCGCGAGTTTTACCATATGCTGGACCCCGTAGAACCTCCCGTAGAAGCTTTCGCTGCAATGGAACCGTACCCCACCACCTGGATCGGCTGGTGGAAATATAAGGAGTGAGCCTTGGACGTGGGAGCGTGCCGATGTTGTCGAGCATTAGCCGTCAGGCGAGAGGGTACCGTTCGTCCCAGAGCGAGCCGTTGAAGAGAAGAGTGCCGTGGTTAGTGAGTGAGCCGCGCAGACGGAAAACCCGTCGAATACGAGCGAACCGTAAGCATTGAGAGTACCGAGTAAAGAGGAGCGGGCCGAAGACATAAGAGAGTTCCGAGGAATCTGAGCGAACCGTTACCAGAGAACTTCCCCCGTAAGGCCTGAGTGAGCCGAGCAATAAGGTGCTATGGGAGCGGGCCGCTCGACCGGAGTGTGCCGTGGATTCAGAGCGCAGCCGTAGATAGGGAGGTAATCCCGTTATCTGGGAGCGCAGCCGTATCGTGCGAGAGTTCCGCAGTATCCGAGCGAGCCGTGAAGAGGGAGGGTACCGTCTTTTCAGAGCGAGCCGTGATCGCTGACAGTACCGAGTATGCTGAGCGCAGCCGCAGTTGAAGACCGTACCGACTACTATGAGCGAACCGTGAACGTTGATCGTATCGATGTCAATGAGTGAACCGCTCTCCCAGGCCGTCCTGAACCTGAAAGCCGCACTGGACCTGAACCGCCGCTGCGGCTTCGGCCAGCCCCTGCTCCTGATCCAGGCCCACGACCTCCGCCAGATCCTGGATCGCCTGGAGGACCTGGAAAACAGTGAACCGATAACGCTGAATGTACCGAATGAAAAGAGTGAACCGTCCTACAGAAGCCGTACCGGAGAATAAGAGTGAACCAAGCTTACTGAGTACCCGTAGAGCATGAGTGAACCGACAAGAGTGACTACCACGTCGAACGTGAGTGAACCGTGACCCTGGAAAGTTTCGGCATATGAGAGTGAACCGTGCAACGTCAGTAGACCCGAATTAACGAGTGAACCGTAGCACAGGATCGTATCGTTCTCATGGAGTGAACCGTACTATGAGAATGAATCGTAGCATAAGAGTGAACCGTGTGCCCCCGTATGATGCGAGTGAACCGTCAATTAAGAAAGTACCGTCGAACATGAGTGAACCGTAGCTAAAGATCGTCCCGTATAAGAAGAGTGAGCCGCAGGAACCGGAGATCAACGAGTAACTGGAGCGAGCCGGACCACTCGTGCGTACCGTATGTACCGAGCGAGCCGTTAAACAGAAGTAACCCGAGAATCGTGAGCGAGCCGATGAGCCGATAGATAAGACACCACACCGTGGAGTAAAAGCGAACCGCGATCTGGAAGTGTACCGTGGTCGCAGAGTGAACCGTGATACTAGAAAGTTTCGGGATACGAGAGTGAACCGTTGCGAATGAGAGCACCGATCCCGATAAGTGAACCGAAAGCAGGGAATAGTATCGAACAAACTGAGTGAACCGAGAAATCGGAGAGTTCCGATCTATAGAAGTGAACCATGTGTACAGAGTGTCCCCGTATGATGGAGTGAACCGAAGTGGGATGAACGTACCGTTGTGCTTGAGTGAACCTAACGAATTGAAAGTACCGAAATAAGAGAGTGAACCGCATCCATGAGTGAACTTACCCTCGACCCCATCACGAAACTGTCCCGCGACCTTCGTAAAGCCGCCGCTACCCTCGGCACCCGCGAAGCCCGCTACTTCGTCAACACCTACTACGACCTCCAGGACTACCGTATCGCCAGCGCCAATCAGCAGAGAAAACTGCTCGAAGGCGAGGAACCCGGCGAACTCATGTCCTGGCTCAATACCAACCTCCAGGTCCTCGAAAAACAGATCCACGCCATGCTCGATAAATACTCCGCCGCCCAACCTATGGGAGTCTGGGCCAGGGAAATCGTCGGCATCGGCCCCGTCATCAGCGCCGGGTTATTGGCCCACATCGACATCACTAAAGCCCCCACCGCCGGTCACATCTGGAGCTTCGCCGGACTGAACCCGGAGAAAAAATGGAACAAAGGCGAAAAACGCCCCTGGAACGCCAGCCTGAAAAGACTCTGCTGGCTCATGGGCGAAAGCTTCGTAAAATTCAGCGGACATAAAGACGACGTATACGGAAAGTTATACCTTCAGAGAAAAGATTATGAAGCTAAAAAAAATGAGTCCGGAGGATTCCAGACCGAATGCCAGCGCCGCCTCACCGAACCCAGCGCGAAAAAATTGGACCCAGACCTGAAAGCCCTCCTCGCCACCGGCAAGCTCCCGGCGAAAGCCCTCCACGAACACAGTAAACGCTGGACCGTGAAAATTTTCCTGAGCCACTGGCACGCCGAAGCCTATAGAAAACACTACGGCACCGAACCCCCTAAACCCTACCCCATCGCCATCCTCGGACACGCCCACCAGATATAAAAAAGGGGGGGCCGCAACCCCCCCCCCTACCCCATAGTTACACCATATCGGTCACCGGAAAACCCGTGCCCCTGCGGTAAATCGCGATCCGTAAAGTTACCCCCGGATAATACTCGCTGTCCGCATCCACCACCATCCCCACCCCCACCTCCTCCGCCCACTTCACCAGCGCCTGCATCGCTTCCAGGTCCAGCCGCGCATACGGATGCAGAATTACCGCATACGGCCTGCGCCCGAGCGTGTACAACCGAATGTGATCGAATACGTCGCGAACCGGCGGCTCCAGATCCACCCCGTAAAACCGCCCCCGCCTGATTTTTTCGGGATGCTCGGCCAGCGATTTTAAAAACCGGTACAGGTCCCCGCTGTGGCTGCGCCGCATCCCCTGCAACCGGTAACACTCCGCGTTCGTCCGGCTGCGCTCGTGCGCCAGCACCCGCATTGCCCGGTCGATCCCGGCATCCCCCTCGAAATGCCCCGCCGGAGCCAGTTCGCCCGTCATCGCCCACCCCCAACCGGCTTCCACTCCTCCGGCAGTGCCTCCACCAGCAACACCCCCACTGGCGTCCCCCCGCCGTGATCCCGCGAATACAACGCCGCGTTCACCGTCGTCACCGCATCCTTCAACCGCTGCCGCTCCTGCTCCCGAAACGTCCGCCGCCAATGCACGCTCGTCACCTGCCCGCACCCCGGACATTTCCAGACCTGAGGGTCCGGTTCATCGTAGTCCTTGGTCACCACCTCCACCTCCCGTACATTGCACCCGGAATTCTCACAGTAAAGTTTGGTTACGTACATTGGTTACAATCCTTTCTTCGCTTACTACGCATTTTTTGAAGTTTAAATGAGCCTTGCGAAGAAAGCTGCGAAGTCATGCGAAGAAAGGGGGTGAATAACCGGCGAAATAGCTCTTTTGAGGGGGGCTTTCTTCGCATGACTTCGCAAGCGTTGCGAAGAAAGTTTTCCTGTACTTTCCAGGTGTTAGGCCCTTTCTTCGCATTCTCCTCTTTCTTCGCAAAAACACCCTTTCGGAGCGATCATACCCCACCTTTTGCGAAGAAAGCGGGAAAAGCGAAGAAAGGGTCCGTCAGAGCTTCCGGTAGCGCGTCAGCCGTCGTCCGTTTGTATTTTCGTTTACGGAGCGGATCAGGCCCCTTTCCTCCAGCATTCCCAGCGCCCGGTCCAGTTCCGAGGCCTTCTTGTGACCCGAAAACCGGTCGCTTACTTCCCATCGCGTCATGCCCTCCCCGCCCGCCCCCGCCAGCGACCGCAACACCTCGTCCGCCACCGGGTCGCCCAGCGCATCCCCCCAGATGAACCGCGCCGAATCGAAACAATACCTCCACACCGCCAGCGCCGCCGCCAGATGCTGCGGACCGATCTCCGTGGCCGCGTCCAGCAGGGCGTAAATCAGGCTGAGCCGCACCACGTGCGCCTCGGCGCGGCTGGTCATCGACCCCAGCATCCCCGGCCTCGCGTCGCTCAGACCCGCATACTCCCGCTCCCACACCGCCGCCGCTTCCCGGTTGAACCGCACCCTGGTGTTGCCCATGCGGCGCGTACAGTCGGTGGCCACTTTCAAGCGGTAAATCACGTCCCCGAAATCGATCTCGCCGCCGCCGTGCGGCAACAGCTTGGTACGCCGCGCACAGGCCCACAGAATCCGGTTCCCGAAACCGTTCCCCATTTCGGTCTCGCTCAGCCGCCGCAGCAACTCGTCGCGCGTGATGTGCCCCAGCAGAGAAATATGCGCCCCCTGCACGTTCACCTTCTTGGCCCGCGTCGCCACCGCCATGGTGCCGTGATCCCAGGCCGTGCGCAGGATCGAGGAAACCGTCGATCCCTCGCGCCCGATCACCGCCAGCAGCCGCGCCAGTTCCCCCTCCTGCACCAGCACCCGCTTGTCCTCCACGTCCACCGCGTCCGCCAGGGCTTCCCCGCTGCCGAGACCCGGCACCTGCCGGGTGTCCGCCCAGGTTTCGTCCACCGCCCGCAGGGGTGCCATGATCCTGCCGTAACTGGTGCCCTTCCTGGCCTTGGAACTGGTGCCCACGATGACCGCGAATTCGTTGGTGTGATGGCGGTCGGCTTCCGCCAGATAATACGGACCACGCCCCGCCAGCGAACCCCACGAAATTAAAAGCTGCAACAAGAGCGCCGCCGGATCGCTCTCCGTGTGCGGCCCGATCCTCCGCACCAGATCGCCCGCCACCCCGTAAAAGGCGGCTTCACGCATCTCCTCCGGCCACCCCGGAGCACCTGCCGGCGCTGGCTGGGGTCCGCGTTCGCGCAGCTTTTCCAGAGCCGCACCGGCAATGTCCAGTAGCTCGAGCGAACTGCGGTCGTCGGAGTGAATGTGCCCGATCAGAATATGCCCCAGGTGCAGCACGTCGCGCTTGGAGGTGGCTTCCTTGAGCTTGCCCACATAAGGCGCGATTGGCATCTCCCGGTAACAGCCGCCCGACACCAGATCGGCCAGATAGCCGATACCCACGTAGTTGAGTTCTTTCTCGGTGAGTTGCACCTTGAGCCGGGGCAGTTCGATGGTTTCGCCCGCAAGGTGAATCGCGTCCATGGCGCGAAATAAGATCTGATTGACTTCGAGCGAAAAATCGCGCACCGCCAGATCCTCCGGCCAGTTCCCGCCCGCCAGCAGAAAACCCAGCACCGCACGCTCGGCTTCGTGATTGGTCGGCAGTTGATCCGACGCCGCCTGCGTTTTCGATCCCGCCATAAGCTTCGCCTTTCTGCTATGCTGAAAAGCACTAAACCCACCTAGCGTTGCTCCGCTAGACTTTGCTTTGCGATTCAGAGTTTCACTTACACGGTTGATGACAGGTCAGCCCGCTCCTCACCCAAGATCGGCGGGCTGACAATTTTTTTATCTGGACTTCTGCTCGAATTCCTCCAGCCAGCGGGCCAGCGCTTCCACCGAATCCACCACCGCCACCGGCACGTTCCAGGAACGTTCCAGTTCCATGATTCTGACCTGCTGGATCTCGCTCAGGGAGTGGCCCGGTGCTTTGGTTTCCACGTAAAAACGCGGCACGCAGTAATCCGGTATCCCCGGCTCGCCCACGTTGATCCAGCGCCCGTCGCTGGTTTTGAACCGGCCCACCTGCAAGCGCTGGGGCCGGTATCCCTTGAGCCGCAACAGATCCAGACAGGCCCGCTCCACGTCGTTCTCACTCAGCCGGATTTTTTCCGATGTCAGCCGGAACCTCGGCATCCGTCACCTCCTCTTTTAAGCGGGTGAATACGTCCCGGCACAGAGCGCATACTTTGGTCGGCAACTCGTCCAGATGCTCCCGCCGCTGGCTCCATGCCGGACTCACCGGCTCGCCGCAGTAGGCATGGTAAGGATCGCCCACCAGCACCAGATGCCAGGGCCGGTCACCCTGGCGCGTGATCCTGAGCACCGCCTTGCCCTCGATCACGCGCGGCAGGTAGTGTTTCTGGTATTCCAGGTACGCTTGTCTGGATTTCGCCATGGTGCAGGCCGGACAGGCGACGTGATCGTCGGGAATATTGGCTCCACACTTTTTGCACTTCATCGATTTCTCCTAAAACGGGCACTCCCACAGCCGGTTCTGCAACGCGTTCGGTGGATGCAATTTGTTCGCGGGAACGAAATACGCGGGCCGGTTTTTGCCGGAAGGGTCTTCCCACCACTTATCCCGCTTGGCTTCCGCTCCCGGTATCCAGCCCTGGATGTAATAGGTCGGCATACGGCCCACCACCAGCACGAACAGCCGGTCGTCCCGGTCGTCGGGATGCACGATCAGGCGGCAGCGGTAGCTGAGGCCGGTGCGGAATTCCACCTGCTCTCCGCCGTCGGCCAGCTTCACCCCGTTGCGCCGCAGTTCATGGGCATAACCCATCCAGGCCAGCCCGTAATACAGGCACCCGGCCTGCTCCCCGCCGCATCCCTCGATGTGGTGCGTCCAGGCGTCCTCTCCCTTGTTGCCGTAGTATCCCGGCCTGCGCTTGCGGATCGCCGCCAACTGGCGGGCGCACCCCATGCTCGCCGCCCGCTGCATCTGCTCCTCGTTCAGCACCAGCTTCACGGCATCGGGACGGATAGCCGCAAAATCGGGATGGGAAACGGTTATCGGCATGGTATGGCTCCGTGGGGAATTGTGGGGAACACACCTGAAGAACAGCGAAAAATCTGAACAACCTGAAGAGCAGAATGCGTTGATATTATTGATACTAAAGACTTAAGCTCAAATATCTGAACACACAGCACATTTATGAAAAATAAGGTACTTAACTGCATAAAATCATGCGTAGTGGGGAATAGTGGGGAAGAATCTGGTATCATGTGACCATGCCCCTCAACCTCTACCGCCGTCACCTGCGCTCCGGCTGCCCCGCCGGACATAAACCGGACTTTCAGAGCTACGAATCCGATGAGCGCCGCCCCAAATGGAAGAAATGCGGCTGCCCCATCTACGCTTCCGGCAAGCTCGGCAACAACCCGAAATTCCGCCGCAACACCAAATGCATCACCTTTGCTGAAGCCCGCGCCGTGGCCGAACGCTGGGAGTACGACTTCACCCCGCCCCCTCCGGGCGCTCCCCCGCCGCCCGCCGCCAAAACCCGGCGCGAAATCTCTACCGCCGTGGAAATGACCCTCAACCAATACAAGGACAATGAGAGCGCCCTCGGCACCGTCCGCCGCTACACCGGAATCCTCAAAAAATTCCAGGAGTTTTCCGTCGAACAGAAACGCTACACCTACCTCGATCAGTGGACCGACGAGGATATGGCCCAGTTCCGCGCCTCCTGGAAAGGCTCGATCCGCTATCACAAGCAGAATTTCAGCTTCCTGCGTCTGTTTTTCAACCGCCATAAAAAGTGCATCGCCGAGAATCCGGTGGAACTCCCGGCACGCGGCTGCAACCGCAACCAGCGCGAAGCTTCCCGCCCATGCGAAAAATCCCCGTTCACCGACGCCGAACTGGAACGTATGCTCGCCGCTTGCCGCCGTTACCCCAGCCACCACCCGCACCAGAAATTTTTCGGCGAAGACGTGGCCCAGTTCATGCTGATCTCCACCTACACCGGATTGCGCATCTCCGATATGGCCACCTTCCACATCTCGCGCATGACCGAAGAAGGCGACATCCATTTCCGGGCGCGGAAAAACGGAAATTGGGTGGACACCTGGGTACCTGAATGGTTGCAGGAGATCATCCGCCAGCGGGCCGAAAAGTGGGGGTCGTATATTTTCGGGGCGCGAACCAGCGACGATCCCGTGACCCTCGGCAAAACCTGGCGTATGCGGCTGAACACCGTGTGGAGTCTGGCGGGACCGTTCGAGGAGCGGCCCACGCATCACCGCTTCCGGCACACCTTCGTGCGTATCCTGCTGGAACGCGGCACCCCGGTGCGCGACGTGGCCGACCTCTTGGGCGACACCGAAGAAGTGGTGCGCAACAGCTACTCCAAGTGGGTCAGCGAGCGCCGCGACCGGCTGCGCAGCGTGCTCAAGGAGGCCTTCGACCGCCGAGGAGCCCTGCTGTATAAGGTGAAGTGAAGTCATTTGGCCAGCATCGGGTAGACGAATTGATTCTTCTTGGGCGGGTTGATGAGCCGCGTGTGAATGCGCCGTGCTACCGATTCGGGGATGCGGTAGGCGATCTTGCCGCCGGGACCGGCCTTTTTGACCACGCCTTCCTCGTTCATCACCTCGCGCCGCACCGTGGCCGTGGAAAGGCCCCAGCATTCGACCAGTTGCGCAATCGTGTAGTGCTTCTCGAAGGTGGTGTCGCTCATCGCAGCATCTCCGCCAGAAAGCACAGGCACAACCCCGCCGATTGCAGCTTGCACCTGGGGACCGTGATCTCCAGCGCATCCAGCACCAGCAGGATCAGCCCCGCCAGAAATAAAAGCGTCCGTGGGTAATTCATCGTCTGCCTTCCTTAAAGAAAATCATGGCCAGAGTGCGCAGCCGGTATTGCAGCCACTCGCGCATCTCGCGCATGTCCGGATTGTCCTCGCCCAGCGCCCACACCAGCGCCGCTGTGAAATGCTCGGCCTGTTCGCGGCGCGGCTGGTCGCCCTGGTAGATCTGGTCCGCCGTTTCCGCGTCCATCAGGCTCTCCGCGTAAAGCGCCAAGCGGCTGGCGATCTCCTCGCGCGAGCGCATTTTTTTCATCGCCGCACCAGGGTCACGCTGCCGAACACCAGATCGGCACCGGGAATGTCCGCGCCGCCCTCCATGGCTTTGCGCAGCGCGGTCTTGTTGGGGCTGGTCTCGGTCCTGACGGTTTTGTATTCGGCGGGGACCAGATCGAGGTCGGTGATCTCGACCGAGGGCGGATTCTGCCGCAGAGCCAGCGAGTTGGTCTCCCCGTCGAGCTTTTTTACGTTCTGCATCTGCATCACGCGGATGATGTACCCTCGCAGCCGGTCGAGCATGTGTTCGAAATAATCCCGCCGCTTTTTCAGGCGGTCGATTTCCGCACTGGCCAGCGAGGACTGGCTCTCCAGGTGAGCCAGATAGTGTGCGCAGCCATCGACTTTCTTGACCAGCTTTTCCACCACAGCCTGAATCTCCCCCTGGCAGGCGCTGCGCTCGCTCTCCGTCTCGCACAGATCGTAGGAATTCATGAGCGCCGCCAGTTCGTCAGTGATCGCGTACAGCGTTGTCTCCATCGTCGGTCATCTCCATTACCAGGGCCTCGACCCGCTGGATCGTCTCCCACAGCTTCAGGCTGCACACCCTGGCCGCGTTGCGCTTCAACTGGTTGGCGTGCTCGACCTTGCCGTGCTCTTTTAAAATCCGGTAGTATTCGGCTTCGCCGCCTGCCTGATCGATGGCCATCAGCCGCGCCTTCAGCTGCGCGAAGATGGCACACACGTCCTTGATCGTCTTCATCGATTCCCAGATCATTTCGACCTCCTCCGGCACGCCCTGGGCGGATGCCGGCGGTGAAGGTACGGCCCTCACCGCCGCCTCAGGCGCGGGCGGAACCGTGGGGTTATCCGCCTGTGCCATTTCGTCTCCGGTATAAATACCGGACAACTCTTCGGGAAAAGCCTTGCGCAAGGCCAGGGCTTCGGCGCATTTGGCCAACTGGCCGCTGGCCATCTTGGTCCACATCGCGTTCGGATGACCCTCGCGCGTCAGCTGCACGTACTCCGCATAACGGGCGACCGCATACAGGGGCTTGGCGAAGGTGGACTTATACACGCCCACCTTGGCGGCTCGCGGGGGATGCATTTCATCCAGCCAGACATCGCGCCAGACCCCGTCCGCCCCGCACCAGTAAGGCCCGTCCTGCCCCTGGTAGCGCCCGCTGCGTTCGGCGACCAACCTAAAGCCGTCGATGGCCACCTGAAACGTCATAACCTCCCTCTTGAGCGTGCCGTCCCAGCGCTTCACCGCATAGATCTGGCGGGCGAAGGGATCGAGTTTGAGGCGGTCGGCTACGCGTACGAACAGCTTCAACTCCTCGTCGCGGGAACCTTTGCAGATGGTGTCCTTCAGCAGTTCGATGTCGTCGCGCGACATGCCCCGCTGGCTGGCGATTTCGCGTGCGGGCACACGGGTGGCGTCTTCTATGGCATTCATATGAAAACCTCGCTAAAAAAGTTAGGGTAAGGGTTGGGCGGTGCCGCGGTACCCCAGGAAGGTGCCGTCGGCGGCGTAATGGGGCACGCCCTGGCAGCGCATCCAGCGGTACTCGCCATTGGCCAGTCGCAGCCGGAATTCGTAGGTGTAGGGCTTTTTCAGCGGCATGGCGGCGTCCATCACCGGCTGAATCCGCGCCAGATCCTCGGGGTGGACCGCCGCCATCCAGCCGAAGCCCATGGCTTGCTCCAAACTGCCGCCGGTCAGGTGCGTCCAGGTGCCGTTCAGATGGTTGCACGGCCCCTCGGGAACGCTGTACCACTCGATCACCTCGTCCGGCGGGGGATGCCCGTTCTGGCGCGGGATAAACACGAAGTCGTGCAGAAACGCGGGTACGGTGAGGGGTTGCTTGGTCTCGCGGAAGAGTCGTTTTTTCTCCCGCATAATCCAGGTGTGATCTTGCAGATAGACGATGGCCGTTTTAGTGCTTGGCTTCCTCATTTCTTACCGCCATGAGTGTAATTTCTAACTTTCAGTGGGTGCTTCAGGTCTCGCCGTAAACACCTTAGTACCTTGCTTTCTGTAGGTTGCAACCGTACAATGCCCGTATAATACGCCCCTGCTTTGCGGTCTGCAATTTACAGCGCTGGTACTTTTTATAGCGCCGCTGTAATTTCCAGTGAATCTGCTTGTAACTGCATGCTTTTCATCTAGATAGAGGTAACGTGTGTAGATTTACTATGATTTTAAAAACTTTCGTAACCGGTTGATGACGTGGCTGACACAGCGTTAGTAAGGCTGTATCTACCTGAAATGCATGCATTTAGACGTACTGATTAATTCCTGTTACGTAGCGGAAAAAACGGCAGTGACGGCAATTGGTTTAGTTTATGCACAAAGAATCCGTGACTGCCGTACTGGCTCGGAATAGCTAGGGGAAATAGAGGATCTGGTACCTGGGTTAAGCCGCCTGTGCCTGTGGTCCGAAGGCCGTGCCCTCGATCAGCTGGCTTAACCCCTGGCGGTGTTCCTCGCGCAGTCTCCAGTGGAACTTCTGCTGGTTCCACTGGATCAGGCCGCGCCGCCGCAGACGGATCAGTTCGCGGTGCGCCCCGTGGCCGCTGCGCCGGGTTTTTTCCTCCAGCCCCATGGCTTTTTCGAGCCGCGCGGGAGTGCCCGGTCCTTCGAGCAGGATGCGGATCGCGGTCTCGATCCAGGGAGGGATGGAATCGTGCGCCATCCGCGCCAGCAGGGCGAGATCTTCCGGCCCGGTCTCGCTGCGCCCGTAAAGCCACGCGTGGCGCACCGCCAGCAGCGGGAAATTTCTGGCCAGCGTGGTCCAGTCGCGGAACCAGGGCGAGAGCCGCTCCACCAGTTCGATGGTATAAGCGAAATGCGCTGGTTCGTGAAATTTCGGCGGATCGGCTGGCCGCGATTCCGCCGGGTCCAGGATGACGGCGCGGGTGTAGGCGTTCACCTGATCGGTGATGCGCTCCTGCTCGCGCTGATCGACCACCATCAGATGATCGCCCGGTGTGCGCGGGGTGACGGCCCGCAGCCTCAGCGAACGGTCGAGCACAAACAGGGAATTGGAGATGCGGCTGAACATCGGGTAGCGTTCGAAATCCGGCTCGATGAACAGGTGCTCCTCTTCGGTGTCCAGAAGCTCCTTCACCATGGCCTCGATTTCCCGCCAGGGATGGCGGGTGCGGATCTGCGATAGCGACACCGGACTCCAGGTCTCGCCCAGCGAGAACCAGCCGGGGTTGCAGTTGCGCCCGTAAAAGTTGGTTTCGAGCACAATCCACAGGTTCGCGGTGCGCGGGCAGGGCACCAGGGCCGACAGCAGAATTTCCAGGGCGGCCCGGTCTTCCATGCGGTATTCCCGGCTCAGACACACCGCAAGCTCATCGATGCGTTGGCTCCAGTCGATCATGCGGCTAGTCTAGCGCTAGTCCTGACTAGTGTTGTACCCTCGTCATTGAAATGGCGGCAGGCGGCTTCACCAATTTCGGCTGGGTTCCCGGTCCCCCCGGCAAGGACGCCGACCTCGATGATATCCTCGCCGGTCCCGGCATCACCATCACCCACGTGCCGCCCAACCGGATACAGATTTCCTCTACCGGCGGGCTTCCTGCGCCTCCGAACATGGCCGTGCAGTGGAACGACAACGGGCAGTTCGGCGGTAGCGGGAATCTGATCTGGAATAATCCGGATGCGCGGTTGGGCATCAATCAACCGAACCCCGCCTATGCGCTCGACGTAGGGGGCGAGGGCCGTGTCCAATCGAATTTGTACGTTGACGCCAGCGAATATCCCACGGTTTACTGGCGCAGCAATTCCGGCACGATACTCGCTCAATCCTATTTGAATAATTTAGGTTTTTCTGGCGCTTCGGGATACGGTTTGTCCGGACCCGGAAACACACCTTGGGTATCCATCACTCCGTTGGGACTGCGGATACAGAACATAAGCTCGCCGAATCCTCCTTACGAGACTCTGGACGTTGCAGGCAACGCCATGCTCCGGGGCAACTGCGCGCTGGTCACCGAGCGGAATATCTCATCCGGCGATTATCTGGAAAGCGTAGAGTGGTACGGCTGGACTCCATTCTTCACCGTCCCGACGAGCACTGGAAACCGGATCAGCACTCAAGTGACCGAGGTCACCACCGTCGATCCCCGAATTATCAGGGGCGACATGGTGTTCTTCGTGGATAGCGAAGAGCGCATGAGGATTCAGGCGAACGGCATCAACGGCGACGTCGTGATCAGGGGCAATTTGATCGACCCATTGCTGGGTGCGATAGGGACAGGGAATCTGATGCTCCGAGTCCCCAATGTACAGTTCGGCTTTGGTGTATCGACTAGTTCTCCCTGGGCGGTTTGGATGCAAGCGGGAAATGGACTTAGTTTGGCAGGCCCCTTAGTATTAAACCCGCTGGGCGGCAACGTGGGAGTCAATACGCTGAATCCCCAGAGGGCGCTCGACGTGAACGGCGACATAGAGTCATCCCAATACATCAGTGCCACGAACCTCAATCGAGACGGTATTTACATGTTTATGCACGCTGAGGGCGGTCTGATTTCTACGTATTCGCCTACCGGCCAAGCCATTCCTATGTGGTTGAGTATTCTTGAGGCAAATGCAAATTTGTATCTGGTCAGCAATGGAGTGATTGTACTGGGATCGATTCCAACCCAAATTATGGATCCGCTGAATATTGCGCCGGTCAGGGTTGGCGTGGGGATGGCGAATCCGCAGTATGCGCTCGACGTGGTAGGTGACATCAATCTGACCGGCGTGGTTCGCATTAATGGAGTACAGGTACTTCCTTAGGAAGGAGTGATTATGACTTTTGAAGAATCAGCGCAACTGATGAACGATCCGACCTTCCGTGGACGGGTCAAGGTAGCGGCGCTGACCTATGCTCAATATATTCTGCAGTCCGGCCCCTTGGGCAATTCCCGCTTCCAGTGGGCGCAGCGGACTATGCAGACTCCCGATCAGACGGCGCAGACCCTGGTTCCCGCCGTGGTCATGAACGTCAACGTTCAGCAGAACGGTGCCAATACCGATGATCCCAATCTGCAGGCGGCGGTGCAGGTGGTGGCCGAGATCATGATATGACCCTCAACTTAGATTCCACCCAGCGCCTGAATCTGGTGGCCATCCTGAAGTCCATGGAGGTCGTGGGCCGCTTTGAAGTCTGGAAGACCTGCCAGCTTGCCAACTCCATCGACCTGAACGATCAGGAGCGCGAAGCCATCGGCTGGCGCAAAGTGAAAGTTGCCGACAACAAGGAATACGTGGTTTGGGACACCACGATCCAGCCGCTGGAGTACCGGCTGGAGACTGACGATATCGAACGCATCTGCAAGGCTGTCGATATCGCCAGAATCGTTCCCGCTCGCGACTTATTCTGGTACGATCCGCTGGTCGCCCAACTGCCGCCGCCGAAAGAATCCGCCAATGGCCATCACTAGCCAGCCCACGACTCCTCCCGCGATTCCCCGTCCCATCGCCGGACCCACGGTCACCTTGAAGACGTTCAACACCATCACGCTCGATCACGAAACCCTGTGTCATCTGGTCACGGGTTTCTGCGGCAGTTACCGGGTGAATATTTTGAATCTCGGCCCCTGCACCGTTTACTACCGCGCCGATGCCGATCCGGCAGTCAACGACCCGGAATCGATCACGCTCCCTCCCGGCACGGCGGACAACGGCATCGTCATCCCCGACGGACCCGCCGGTCTGCGCGTGATCGCGGGCGCACCCTGCGTCTGTCAGGTGTTGCAGGACATCGACAATCCCGACTGCGCGGCGCTGACCCCATTGATTGGCCGGGGCGCGACCATTACCGTGAGACTGGCCGCATGATGCCCACACCCTCCACCCCCTGCCCGTATGTGTCCGGCACCATCACCGTGCCCGCCGACAAGCCGGTGGGTGTGCTCGAACTGATCCACCAGCAACTGAATCCCAACGCTCCCGGTACCGGGGTGGAATTCCGCATCTCGGCTGATCCGTCGAATTCTGGTCCGGTATTTCTGGGCCAGATCTACGACGCGATTCCGCTCAGTTGCACCAACTACGGGGCTTCGCTGAGCCCTGGAGGGCCGGAGCGGATCTATCGCGCCAGTTTCCCCGGTACCGGGACCCCCCAAGGCATGATGCAAGTCTACTCCGAAGCAGGCGGCGCAAAGCTGCACGTGGAGATCATCACCTGATGGCACTGCCAACCACTCTGACGTTCAACGAACTCTCCGGCGAGGAAGTCGCGCATGTGCTGGAAAACCGCTTCCAGCAGATTGTCCGCAACGTGCCCTACTTCCAGCCCCACCTGACTCTGCCGCGCGTTCGCATGACGCTGCGCGTGGAACTGCAAATCTGGGCCGATCAGCCCAGCCCGGAGACGGTAACCATCGGGGATATGTGCGACGTGGTCCTGGATACCCCAGCTATCATGGACACCATCGTTGCCGAAAGCGTGGATATTGCCGCTCCGGTTCCCGGCGGGCATCCCCCCGACAAGATCCGCGAGATGCACAATCTCCCGGTTTCGCGACCGGCCCGTGGACCGCGCGAAATCGGAGCGCAGATCGTGACCAGCGACACCCACTCGCTCGAAGGCCGCGAGATCGAAGATCTGCCGGGACTCAAAGTCAGCCGCACGGGAGACGGCATGATCGACGGTATGCCGACCTCCAGCAACGCGACTATCGCCAAGATCGACCAGGGACCGGCGGGCTTGCGGCGCGGCCAGAATAATCGCGATGCGTGGCGTTTCGGAGGTGGTAAATGACCGCCGTCCAGCAGATCGAAGTCGGTTCCATCGTGCGCTTCGAAGCCCCCGGCTCGCGCGGCACGAGCGGCGACACGCGCCGCATTCCGGCCATCGTCACCGGTCAGTGGCCCGACGGGAGCCTGCAACTATTCGCGCTGCACTTCGAAGGCTCGTTCCTGGTCAACGCCATCGCTCCCGATCAGGTGGAAATGGTTTTCTCCCGCATGGAGACCGATGCCATCTTCGACAGCGTGAACCGCCGTCTGACCGATCTGGAAAACGAAGTCGCCCGCCAGAGCGAAGGGCACTGGAAGCCGAAACCGGCGCTCAAATTCTCATGACTCTGGTCGAACTGCACGTCGATCTGGAGCGGGTGGCGGGAGCGCTCGAAAAACTGGTCTTCCTGCTGGAGAAGCTGGTCTTTCCTCCAGAGCCGGATGCGCGTGCCATCCATCAGGCCACGCTCGACGATCTGCACACCATCAGCCCCGAGGACCTGGAGCGCATCCGCCAGGAGCAGGATGCCTTTGCCGAGCGCTACCGGGTCGTCCCCGGCTCCGAAGCCATGACCGAAGCCCTTGCATCCTGGGAGATCGAGCAAAGGAATATCTATGGCGAAGAATGGGAGCCGCCGCAGGATTGGAAAACGCTCTTTGCCCGCGCCGAGCGACCCGACCGAGGCGAGCGAAAACCCGCCGGTACCGCCACCAGCGCTTCCCCCGAAACCGCTGGCCGTTAAGATCGGCGCTGCCCTGGTCACACGCAGCCCGCTGTCGGTTGCTTTCCGTCATGTGCAGCCGACCTGGAGACATTACATCCAGTATGTGGATCTGGCGGCACGCAACGGCGACAGCGAAATGGCCAAGGTGCGCGATGTGTATCAGGCGCTGACGCCGCGCGACCGGCGCGAGGTCTGGCCGGAGCAACTCTGCGATCTGGCCGGAGTCACGCCGGGAGATCTGATCGGAGCCGTCTGCCGTGGCCTGTGGGAATCGAAAGCCGCCGAATCCAGCATGGTCAGCGCGATTGCGCAGCCGGATCTGCTGGAGCGCACCGTGAAACTCGCCTACCAGGAAGAGAATTACCGGGACCGGGAACTATTGTTCCGCGCCTGGGGCTGTCTGCCCGACAAGAAGGGCGCATCGATCAACATCATCAACTCTCCCACTGCTCAGGCCGGTGCCGTGAAGCTGGCCGGGGAGGACATCAGCGGTCGCTTGAAATCGATGGACGAGGAGGTGATCGAGATGTCGCGGCAACTCGAAACCCCGTTCGTGGTGAAATCCGATGTTCCATCCGAAGGCGATTGAGGCCACGCTCAATCAATGGGCGATGCAACGCGGCAACTTCCGGCCCGAATATCACTCCGTCCTGGAAGCGGAACGCTACACGCTCCACTTCAACAGCCTGATCGAAAACAACGAAGTCGGCGAGAGCGTCAATAAGCGAGATCCGGCAAAGGACTGGCGTGACACCCTCACCGCCGAGGAAACCAAACTGATCCGCAACGAGCGCATCCTCTGCCGGGCTGATTTTTCCTATTTCGTTTCCCGCTACTGCTGGATCAAAAACGAAGAAGACCGTGTGGTTCGCATGGACCCCTGGATCAGCCAGCAGATTTTCCTCTCCATCCTGGCCGAGATGCAGGAGCAGGATCTCAGCCTGATGCTGATTATCCTGAAGGCCCGGCAGTTGGGTTTGAGCCGCATCATCAGCCTCATCCTGCTGCACTCGGTGCTGTTCCAGGCGCACACCAACGCCTTTCTCGCCAGCAGCACGGAGGACAAGACCGGCCTGCTGTTCGACATGCTGGACTTCGTCCTGGTGCGCCTGCCGTTCTGGATGAGGCCGGGGGAACGCTTCCGGCGCGAGAATAAATACCTCGAACTGGCCAACGGTTCCGCGCTGACTCTGCAACACGGCCAGCAGACGACGGGAATTGCCAGGGGAACTACGCCCACGAAGGCTCATATTTCCGAGTTGGCGGAATTCGACGAGTTCAAGGTTTCCGACTTGATCGATTCCGCGCTGCTCCGCGCCATGCACGACAGCCCGCAGACTTTTCTGGCGCTGGAAAGCACCGCCAAGGGGATGAATAACTGGTGGCACGACAAATGGAAGAGCGCCAAAGCCGGATGGCCCGAGCGGCGCTCACGCCTGAGACCGCTGTTCCTTCCCTGGTTCGTCGGTGGTCTTTACCCCAAGGAACACTGGCTACGGGCGCATCCGGTGCCTACAGATTACTCCATCCACATGCTGCCCTGGGCCAGGGCGCACGCCGACGGCGCGGAACAGTACGTGAAGAAGACCGAGTATCTGTATTCGCGCCTGGGCCGCGACTGGCAGATGCCGCTGGAGCAGATCTGGTATTACGAATGTGAGCGCGAAAGCGCCATGCGCGAACGCCGCCTGAACAAGTTCTTACAGGAAATGCCGGCGAACGATGACGAGGCATTTCAGTCCACTTCCATCAGCGTATTCGATACCGAAACCATCACCTTCTACCGCGAAAACGCCCACCGCCAGGAACTGATCGGAGCCTACGGATTAGTGGGCGCAGCCGAAGTGGTGAACCCGCGCTTGCAACCGGCGGAATTGCTGCGCAACCCGAACCTGCCGCCGATCACCGTGCGCTGCGAGCGCACCACCGGGTATCCCCTGCAATTCGATCTGGTGCCGCTGCGCTTCGACGGGTGGACGCTCGAGAGCGGGGTGGACAAAATCTATCTCTTCGAAATGCCGGTGGACGGCGAGACCTACGGCATCGGCATGGATACTTCGGACGGCATCGAAAAAGATAGAACCGTGCTCGAAGGCCTGCGCAAAGGCTCGATCAACGGCCCCACCAAGCAGGTCTTCGAATACGCGTCGGGAAAAATGAACGCTCTCGACTCCTGGCCGTTCGCGCTCGCGCTGGGTACGCTATATTCGGTGACCGACCACGCCACCAACGAACTCAAGCAGCCCCGGCTGGCCATCGAGTGTAAAGGCCACGGCGATCTGGCGCAGAATATCATCCGGCAGATGGGCTGGCGGAATTTTCACCCGTGGAATGACAAACAACTGGATTCGCGCTCCCCGAAATTGAATCAGTACACCAAAATCGGCGTGTATACCAATTCCTGGTTCCGCGACGGCATGATCGAAATGCTGGTGAAAATGCTGCGCGACGGCGATATCGAAATCTGCTCGCCATTCTTCGTGCAGGAGATGGCCTCGCTCCAGGGCGACCAGTTCGTGCAGAGCCTGAAAGCCGGTTACGGCGGATTCGACGACCGGATTATGGCGCTGGGATTCATACTGGTGAGCCTGTATAAATGGGACGCGGATTATTTCCGCAGCGCCAAGATCGCCGCCTACAGCGGTCGCAGCCCGGTGGGCCGCGCGGCCCCGCCCCGCCAGTATGCGCAGTGGGCCTACTCTTATCAGGAGCGGAGCGATACCGGCATCTACGAAGAAAGGAGCTACTGATGGATTCCGTCTACCGCATGCTGTTCGAGGAAGTGCATCACGCCCTGGCCGAGATGCGCGAGGGCAAACACCTGGAAGCCCAGCGCACGCTCAAGGGCGTGGTGCTCATGGAGGAACTGATCCGCCATTATCGCGAGCACGATCCGCACGCCATCCGGCTGGCGGTGATTTTTAATCGCCTGGAGTGGGAGCGCACCCCGGAGGGACGCTTGCAGCACCGGCGCGAAATTGCGGAAGGTGAGCGCGTCTGGCGTGAGATTCTGGAGCGCAGAATATGAACACCTCGCAATCGTCCCACCTGATGAGCCACAACTATGACCCCGATTCCCAGGTGCTGACCATCCAGTTTCACGACGGCAGCATCTATCAGTACGCTGGGGTTCCGCTCACGGAATTTCACAACTTCGTCCAGACCGGCGGTTCGGGAACCTACTTCTGGACGAAAATCCGCGACCGCTATCCAACGGTGAAGATAGCACCCGGTGTCCGAAAGCGGTGAGCGATGGCTGATAAGCGCAAACTCGGAAAGCATCTGACGGGCCTCGCGGGGATGAAGCAAGATCCCGATGAGATACAAGCCGGGTACGGCATTGAGCCGGAGTTCAGGCATGGACAAACATTTTACAAAGGAACCAATATCCCTTATGGACCGCACGCCTATACCCGCTTCACCAAAACACCGATTTATTTTCAATCTCCCGAAGTATATGAAGGTACGGAATTATCTCAACGCTATAAGGATGAAGATTATGTTCCTGGACAGTTTCATCCGGCAACCGTCCTCCATTATGATCAGTTGCGCCCGCCAGAAGAATTGCCCGCTCAGATTCACATAACCGCTGGACGCAGGAATCCTTACTGGACGGTAGGAGAGACCGTCGCTCACGAGGATGTCCATGCGGCACTGGAAAAAGGAGGGGCGCAGAATCTCGAAAAAGGCAAATATCCTCCGATTGTTTCGTATCCCTGGTCATATCCTGACCATCCCGCGATAGGCGATATGTTTTCTATGCGGGGAATCGAACAAGCTGCCGAGAAAGGTTTTCGTGAACACAATCTGGCTGGAAGTGAAAATTTTGAACTACCTGCTTACATTGCGGCCAGCCCGCGCAGTTTAGGCCCCGAATTCAACGAAGACATGCGTCAGCTATACCTCAAAAGCTTCGAGACTCATCTGCCTGCCGAAGTGGCCGCGCTGATCCGTCGTATCGCGGAAAATTACAACACCTCGCTCAAGAGCCCGTTTGTCACGGTGACCCCACAAAAATGACTACCACCTGCATTGACTGCGGCCATGAGATCGAATTCGGGGAATATCCGTTCTGCCCGCACGGGGCGATCCGCGAATCTGCGGCCCAGCGCTTCGCTCCCATCGTGGTCTGGCAGTCGAACGCCGACAGCGAGAAGTACTCGTTTCCTGGCCAGACTAACGAGCCATGTCCCAACGGTTATCACCGGGTCGAGATCCAGAATCTCCGCGAAGCGGATCGCTTCGTGTCGCGCATGAACGACATCGAGCGCCGCAAAATGGAAGCGGACAGGGAAATGCGGCACGCACTCGACGATGCCGGGATTAAGGAGCGCAGAAGAGACGAGGATGCGCGGGGCTGCGCCAACGCCAGGGCGGAAGCCCTGCGGCGGCGCGTGCGCGAATGGACCGATCAGGTGCGGCTGCGCAAGCGCGGCAAGGCTATCGATCCCCACTTCCATATCAACGTGCTGAGCTACGATAGCGGCAATCGCAACTCGTATTCGGGGCCGGAAACCGGATGGCGGGAGAAGAAAAGCTAGTGCTACGAATATTGGCATTCGTGCTACGGATCAGTAGAATGGCCGTATGCCGGGGATCGACAGCGCGTATTTATGTCCCGCGCCTTTTGATTCGGATTCGTTAGCCTCTAACCGCGACATCTCGACGCCCGAGAGCCTGCTCGCCTGGACGCGCGATGTGATCAGCGACGGCCGCAGCTACCTGCGGCTACAGCCGGCATTTCCGTTCATTACCGACGGCATCGATCTGGTCAACGCCGAACCGAAGTCCACTCCCATCGGCCTATTGTCGAAGATGCGAACCGACCAGACGGTGCGCAACGCCAAGGAACTGATCGCGGCCCAGACCAATATCCGAATTATCCCGGCATTCAAAAGCGAACTGGAGGAGTTCCGCAAGCAGACCACGATTCTGAACAAATCGTTTATGGCGTGGCAGGGCATGACCTTCGCCGACCGGCAACTGCGCAAGGCGTGGCAGTTCGCCTGCATCGCCGGGACCGGCTACGTGGGCACGCGCTACGATCCGCACTACTGGTATCACGGGAAAGGCGACATCGTGTGGGATGCCTACGGTCCGCTGGACGTGCTGCCCATCGGCATGGGGCGCCAGCACGATCTGCAAAAAGCCTATGCGGTAGCGCTGAGAGTAGAGACCCCGGTCCATGAGGCGTGGCGGTTATTCCCGCTCTACGTGGATCAGATCAAACCCGCCCGCGATGCCCGCGCGGGCCACGGCACGGTGATCTCGCAAGCTGTCAAATTTGCTACGGCGGTCCTGAAACGGTTCGGGCAGGGCGCACGCTACGAGCACGAAGCCGCGCCTTGGGCCATGGTCGATGTCTTCTACGTCTACTGCGATGACCGGGAGAGCGTGAACGATACCGGGGTGCCGATCCAGATGAAAGGCCCGGACGGCATCTGGGGCACCAGCTGGAGTTACGAAGTTCCCTTCGTGGGCCAGGAGATCCCGGTCGGCTCGCGTAACGGCCAGCCCATCACCCGCAAAGCCACCAGGGAAGACTGCCTGATGTATCCCAACCGGCGGCTGGTGATCGCCGTGGGCACGGACACGCTGGGAGTGGTGGTCAATCCCGATCCAGAGTGTCAGGCCTCGCCCTACTGGCACGCCAAAGTTCCGGTCGCGATGCTTCGCGCCGACGACTGGGCCTGGAATTATCTGGGCTTCCCCATCACCAGATACGGACAGTCCATCGAGAACGCCAGCATCGACATGTGGCGCGGCATGGTCGATGCCATGAATGCGAGGTTGAGTCCGCCGCGAGCCTTCGACCGCAATTCGCAGGCCAGCGCACTGGCGCAAACCATCAATACCAGAATTCCCAATCAGGTGGTCGGACTGGATCTGTCCATGGTGCCGCTGGCGCAGCAGATGGGGCCGTTACTGCCGTTTCAATGGTATGACTACCCGGCGCACTACTTACAAGCTCAGCAGATGTTGAACAGCATGATCAAAGACCAGATGGGCGTTGCCGACGCCCAGGCCCTGGCCCGCGCCCGCCAGCTTCCCTCCGGCGACAGCGTGGAGCGGCTCATGGAGCAACTCGGCCCGCTCATCAAAGATCAGAGCCGCAACATGGAGGAATCCATCCGCAACCTGGGCGAACTCTGGAAGAGCAATTTCTTCCAGTTCTATACCGCCGCCAAAAGAATGCAGTTAATTGGACCGGACGGCCTCGCGGAAGAGGATTACGATTACCGCCCCGGCACGCTCATTCCTTACGTCCATGAAGGCGACTGGAAATCGGTGGAAGGACCGGACCTCAGCAGCATCGAAATGCGCCGCAAAGTAGGCGCTCCCATGGAATGGGAAGCCTACTTCGAGCGTGGAGAACTGGTGCCGCAGTTTGAAAGGGCGAGATGGCACAAAAATAATTTCAGCTTCAGCGTGATGCCCTACTCGCTACACGAATTCAATTCGATCTCGCGGCGTCTGTTCTATCTCCAGCTTCAGATGAGAGGCTTCCCGATTGACCCGTGGACGTTAGCGGAACTATTTGATATCCGCAATTTCGG